TGCTTCTCTTCAGTTTTTGCTACTTCTTCCTCAATCACTTCTGTTTCAGCAACTCCTGCGAGGGAATAACCTGTCATCTTACCATCTTGAATGTCTTTCCATATCTCATCGGTGGCCTTTGTCACTAGCACCCATGTGCCTTTAGTGATTACTTCACCGTTAATGTCCATATCAACAGGAGCTACATAGCTTTCTACAACTTCGCCTGCTCCTGCGTTAAAATCATGTTGGGCATCGATATTTCGGTACTTAGCTATAAAATTATGAGCTGATTTTTCAATATCCTCAGCAGTCATGAAATCTCCATGCGCGTCATGTGTACTTGAATCTTCTGCACTACCAGGAGAGTATACAATCCCATAAACAAGCTTTTGGTCTTCATCTTCACCTTTGATGATTTTAACTTCCTTTTCGAAAGTTGGTTCTTGCTCACTCTTGGTTAAGAAAAATCTCTTTTTATTAGCTGCTTTATCTACAATTGAAACAAAGCTTACATCAACATTTTTCAGTTTCCTTGGCATTTATTCACCTCCTTTCAATAACGTTCTGATTTCTTTTGAGTAACTTTCATCACTTACTCAACTCCTTCAAAGTTTCTTCCCTAATCTTCTGCTTCTCTTCTTCAGATAGTCCTAATATGTTGTTATCTACTGCGGGTTGAAGAACACACTTGCAATTCACACGTTCTTTCGCCGATAATGAACTATCTCTAGGGAACATACAACGCTCACCAGATCCAGGTAGTTCAAACTCTTCTTCTACCGGAACCACTGTACCGCTATACTCAACATGATTATCACGAGGTTGGTTATTCTTCGCACCACTATGACGCCACTTCTTACCAGTGACAGCAGGGGATTGGCGATATGATTCAAATTGAGAAGCAGAGCAAGCTGCAAGGACTTCTGTCTGCGCTGTAGTCTTCGCTCTTTTACGGTCGAATTCCGGAAGCTTCGCAAGTTCTCTCGCTATTTCCTTTATGCCTTTCCCTTTCTCCAATCCATCGTTTAGGATGCGCTCTACCGCTTTATGAGAGTTAATCTTCATGATCTTACCTAATTCATCAGACCAACTATCAATCCACTTTGTAGTACGTTTTGAGAAGATATTAAACTGAATATCCGGGTCAATTGCATCCATGAAAGCTTTCGTCATGTCCTTCATTGTGTAATCAAGAAACTTCCTCGCCGCTTTGCTCAAGCTTTTCGCGAATGTATCTGCTCCAAACAGGCTACCAGTAACAAAATCGATGATATCCTTTATCTTGATACCCTTTTCGATAGCCTCCTTTTTCGTATAGTTCTTAATTCCATCAACAAAGTACTTCTTCTGCTTCCTAAGTAATTTAGCAATTTCCTTCTCAAAATCCTCAACATAACCTGGTAACATGTCCAATACTTCCAGATCATCAGGTAATGCAGCGGTGAAATCGTCAGTATTAGCTTTCTCTATCCACTCATTTAGTGAAGTTAGCAGTTTATCAATCTTCTGCATCTTGCATCGACTCCAATACGTCGCGTAGGTCTTTTATTACATTGACTAAATCCTCATTTGATTTGTCATCAGCTGACTTTTGCAGGGTTTCGCTCAATCCCTTCTGCCAACCACTTACCTTACGATGTCTTTCAATCACTAAAGCTACAGGCTCATTTGCTTCTGGCATATCATAATCAGAGAACTCTTTGTTTAGCATATTACCAGCGAGATTACGTACATCTTGGAAAGTCAAACCGCCCTTATCAGCGAGTACCTCAATGGTTTTAACCATATCTTCAGTGTTACTAATCTCTGATTTACGTAAGTTCACATATACATGCTTTAATCCATATGGAAGCAGCAGAACATTATTGATAATGAACTCCAAGTTATTACGCTCAGGTTCAAATACCTGCTCCTCTGTTATCTCTCGTACTGATTCAGCAGTCGCTCTGTTAAAGTCCCGAATATAACCAACGTACACGTCAGGTAAACGGAATGCCGATTGTACTTTTTGACGTGACTTCTCGTCGTATTCAAGGAATAGAGCGTCATTTTGTAGGATATCTGCTAGGGATTTAAGCTCAATATCCACTGGTATCGGAGTATCACCTACAATACCTTCCTCAGCACTTTCCACTTGCAACAAGAGATATTTATGTTGATTATCCTCACCCTCAACATTCGAAACGTAATCGGTTATGGCTGCTTCACTATCTTCTGATAAAATACCGTTTTTCAATAATATAGCCATTGGAATATGTCTACCCTGTTTAAAATAGCGAAGATTTAATTCCTCTGCCTTTCTAGCTCCTACCATATGAACAACATGCGATACCCAACGAGGGATTCCATAAGGGCCATTACCAATCTTCAGCTGTATTACTTCAGTGGCGTTTTTGTCACCAAATGTAGCAGTACCGAACTCGCCAGTTTCCTTATTCAAGAAACGTGGATCGCCATATTCCTTAAAGTAAGTATCAATCGTTCCGACTTGTTGAACATATCGTCTAAATAACTTTTTTCGCTTAACTTCTTTTCCATTAATTATATAAGTAACATCTTGAGGTTTATCATCCTTACGTGTAACTCTCATGTACTGCGGTAGCATGTTCACTAATTCAGCAGGTTTACCTTCTAAGTTACGAATCACTTCAATATATCCATTACCTGTGGTTTCTCTATCATCAATACTTGTTTCAAGAACTTCTTTAAACGGTTTATCGAAACTAAAGAATGGAATAACCTCATCGTTCACGAAAGACCATTCTGTTTTCATCTCTGCGGTTTCTTTAATATCACCTTGCTTATACTTCATTTCATGACCAAACCCAGCTATATTACGCTTATAAGCATCAATACATTGACCTAGAATCGTACTATTCTCTCTAATCTGCTGTAAGTCTTCTATTCTATAAGGTGGAGTAATAATATCATTGACTGCATTCTTTTCTTTTTCATCCTCTTGTTGCCGGGATAATACTTGAGTACTTGTTCCTGCTGCCTTAATTACTTTCGCACTAACCTTCCTTTTATTCGTCATTAAGCTGATTCACCTCGTTTCTTTTTCTTCTTTTTACGTAATCCAAATATGATCGTGTTAATGAAGTATCTTGTTTCATCCATATGGTGATCGTTTTCTTTTAGTGGTTTATCTTCACCACGTTGAATCGCTTTTTCATCCCATATATAAGAAGCAAACTCCTTAAATGTTTCAATACAGCAGTCGTTAAAGAATGCTCTGCCTGTATTAAGTGCTATACCAACGTTTCCAATTCCCTCTTTCACGTTGTTACGAGCTTTATATACTTTCCTCTTATTACGCATCAATACAGCAATAAATGAAGCAGCAGAAGGGTCAACTACAGTTCCCTTTATTGGTAAATCACCAACGAACTCTTCGTAGTCTTCATAATATTCTTGGTCTGTTTTCTGCTTCTCTGTATCACGTCCGCTATAATGGTACTCTTTGATTTTGTACCATACTTCTTTGTCGTCTTCTTCAATGCATTTGCCCCATAACCCATACGCCATAGCATTCTGCGTACCATAGTCGCAGGACACGTAGTATTCAACGTAATTACGATCGACAGACTCAACTTTGTGTATTTTCTCATCAAACATATCAAAGATAAGTCCAGAAGCAGCTGCCCATTCACCTTTGATATATCTGCGATAGAAAACACCACTATACATACGGTGATATCTTCTTTTCGTCTTCTCGTCTAATGATAAATTATCATCCATAGAGAATTTAAGGTGCAGTAGATTCTTTTCTTTCTTTTGATCCAACCACTTCTCTTTAAACCAGTGATACGGTCCTGCAGGGTTACAGTTGAACCACATTTTCGAACCAGTTACAGACAAACGGCCTGTTGCTTGGTTAACAAAACTTTGTACCATAAGTGCCACTTCATCAAAAAACATGCCAGCGGCAGTGATTCCTTGAATCAAATCCTGGGAACTTTCATCCTTACCACCAAATATATAAAAGAAGTTTGTTACTCCATCTTTTGTGATAGAGAGCATATTCTCACTTCGATGGTCCTTAACCTTATAACCACGAGACTTTAACATCTTTTTTAGTGGTGTTATAACGTTACGTCTATGTGATCCAATTGTTTTACCACACATACCGAAGTTCTCGCCTTCAAATGATTCCATTGCCCACATAACGTATGAAAGAGCCATCGAAACTGTTTTACCTGCACGAATGGAACCATCACAAATAATCCCGTCATAATCTTTAACGGGACTGTTAGGCATCCACCAGGTTAATACTTTCCGCTGCTTCTTGGAGAATGGCTTAAACTTAAACGGAGCAGGTTTCTTTTTACGCTTCGGAATCGTCGTCATAATCATCCCACGCTTCCTCTACCTTGCCTTCTAGCGCTTCTTTGAAACCATCATCTTCGTATTCTTCACCATCTTCGCCCTTAATACGAGCAGTATCGGCTTTAATCTTATCAACTTGAGCTTTCTGTACTTCCATCTGCATTTTGTGGCGTTCCTCTTCAATTTGGCGTTTAAAGTTGTCAGGAACTAAATCGAAGTACTGCGCCAATTTATCCAGGGCTTTCATCTTGTCAGCGAGTTTAACCGATACGCCATCTTTACCAAGCTTTACCTCAGTAATTATGGAACCATCAACCATATCAGCCTCATGTAAATCTACGTAATTGACGATACGAGTTATTTCATTACCCGCTTCGTCCTTCATAGGACCAAACATCCCCATTACAGGAACTTCCTTCTGTCCAAAGGTCACATAGTTAGTAATATCAGCAAAAGCAATCTTAATGTACTCTTTCAGCACATCCATCGCTTCCACAAATACATTTTCAACTAACTCACCTTTAAGCTCCTTTATATAGGAAGAAACTCGTTCACGCCTTAGCAATCGACTGGCTTGCACATGAGCGCCATCTTTGGAATAACCACTTTTCAGTGCAGCTTGCGTACCATTGAAGTATTTCACGTAATACAAACAAAAGAGCCGTTCCTTTTCGGTCAGCTCTTCATCCTCTAAAATCTCTTTTAGTTTTTCTTTCGTTTTGGGATTTTTAACATTAGTAACGCTCCTTTTTGCAATAGTTACGTTACCATTTATTTTTTCGTCCCATTTGTCCTGAGATTTCCACTTTCTAATTTGTGAAGGGTTCTTTATGCCTAACTCTTCAGCAATTTCAACCAGCGGTTTCTCACCTTTACTTGATTTGTATATTTCAAATGCTTTGTCTCTGTCCGGGCTACGTTGTCGTGCCACAACCACCACCTCACGATATGCTCTTATATAGAATTAAAAGGCGAACACCTTTAAGCGTCAGCCTTCACTTCTTTCTTATCCTTCTTGAAAAACCCAATAATTTTAAACGTTAATAGCACTGGCCAGAAAGGACAGATGATAGCTACAAATAACAATGTCAAAAGAAACTGTATTGCAACTGCCGCTCTTTCTTCTTCCGTTTTCCCATCACTCTCTTTAACTAACTTTCGTAATGGTCCGTATACTCCAGTTGATACAAACACCATACCAATCGCTATATACAATAAGAAATAAAGCATATAATTCCTCCTTTATAAAATAAAAAAGCAGCGGATTCGCTACTGTTAGTTAGCTATTTACATCCGAAACGAATTCTTTCGAGACGTCTTCTGTTTCGCAGTGTACTTCTAAGTCAGTCCAATATTCTTCTTCGTATGATCCATATTCTTCATTTTCTTTTGCATCTTCTTTAAATCTCTGGGAAGCTAGTTCTTCCGCTCTGTCTTCATTTTCTGCAATTACATACACATGCACACCGGTATCTCCAAAATAACCATTAGTTACATAATAAAGATTCATTTTCTTCCGTTTTTGTTTGTAACGTTTCTTTTTCACTAAATCACCTCAAAAGAATCATATTTTTAAAAATTCATAACAAAATTTGTTGTATGCAGGGAAATGAATATTATACACAAAATGACTGCCTATAACATGTATTATGTTAATAAGGTAAGTGGGAAATACCTTGATATCAGTGTTTTCTTTATTTCCGATGAATAAGAGGTATTCATAATTTTATACATTGGCTTAAAACAGCCATTTTCAGCACCTAATCACCGTTATTTCCTGCATAAACTTCACCTTGTTAATTAACTATACTTTTCTCTAAATAATTCAGCTTCATCATAAGAGGAATTAACTTTAGTTCCCATTGGACTATCACTTTCTCTGCCTATATATTCGAAACGATTACACCCTAATTTATCTACACGCCCAAAGAACATTGCAGCAGGACGAACAAACATCCTATTATAACTATCTCTGTATACAATTACTTCTTCGTTCGTTTCTGTGTGCAATGCTGTCGCAAGTATAGTATAAACGCCACCGTTATAATGTCTCACTATTGCGCCTGAGTACGGTCTGAATTTTAGAGCATGTTCTTCCATATCATCTCTCCTCTATTTTCATTCGTTGTGTTCGTTTGTTTTGTTAGGGGCACCTTGGAATTACAAAACCTCTTGACTTGTTGAATTCCTTCATCCATTCATCTTTATATACTTCATGCAAATGACCATATGAGTTTACAGTCATTTTCTCCCTTGCCATAGGTAAGGACGCATTCATACTAATAGGAACACTTATTGGCAATGAAATTTGCATCTGCTTCGCCTTCTGGTTACACTTCACACAGAACTTATCACTAGTACCATCTTCCATGTCTACCCACTTATGTTTGCAATCCATCCCTTCACCCCTAACAAGTAGTCCTAGCTCTAATAAGCATCGGCTTACGATTCAATACCTGCGATTTCACTATTGCTATCTCTTCAAAAACCGAACCACATAGTAACTCTACGTATATCACTATCCCATATAAGCCAACCTGTTACTAATCCGATTAACAATGACGGTACAATCAATGCCAACATGAACCATTTAGCTTCCCATAACCATGCAATTACCCATGCCCAACCACTTCCGTTTAACATTATCCTCTCACCCCTTATCTTTCCTTAACAACAAACAAGACGCCACCCAGATCACGGCAGCGCCTACGATAATTGCTATCGGTTTAATCATTAATACGTCAATAGTCCAAACTCACATTGAATCCCTGAGAACGTGTAGTCATATGTAAATCCAACAATACGAATACCTGGAGCGTATTTATGCTCTAAATCCTTGTTGTACGTTTTCTTATAATATTCTAACTTAGTATCAATGTTTTCCTTACCATTAATAATTACTTCATCACTTGGAAATCCGTCCATTTCAATTTTGACTGCTACATACTCTGCACCTTCACTTACTGCTTCATTAAAACACTGTTCTAATCTTTCTAATGTTAATTCCATCATTCATCCTCCTAATCAAATATCCATATCATTCAAATTCACGTTTAATGTGTAATTTCTATATAACAAAGAAAATTATTCTTTCTAAACCAGGGAACTAACATACGATTCAAAGCGATCGGATAATTCCCGGTTTGCAAAAAATAAAAAAGCCATCACCGAAGTGACAGCTTTCAAGGGGATGGGAGAAAAGAGAGAAAACAAATGGCAATAAGTATCTCTTCATTTCAAGGCTGAGTACTCTCAACCTTCTCCGAGCCACCGCATCATGTAATTTTTTAGCTCTAATTAGCTACGCGCTTTACGTTCGGTGACTGGGAGAAGAGTGAGAGCTTCTTATATCTCTTTCAACCGACGACGTTCAGTAGGCGCTCCATGCGTTAGAGCTGTCATCGGCTCAAAGAGAGCTATAGGAACTCTCTCTTTTATCCTCCGTGGAGTCGGTCAATACTTCAGCTTATCGCCTTTGCAAACCATTTTTGTTATATTTCGTCCCGTGACAGATGAAATAACAACGTGATCATATAAAGGGAATTAATCTTTACATACAAGACGTATATGTATATTCCGACGCCTTGTTTGAACCAATACACTAAGGGGACGGAAGGGGAATGTTTCCGCTGTATTGGCTCAAACAAAGAGCGAAAGCTCTCTGCATAGCGAAAATTCGTGAGTAATCGCTATAAGTGTAATGCATCCGTCCAAATTGATGAAGAAACCCTTTATTCTTGTTTTTCTTTTTAAAAACGCGATGTTCATCCAATCAAGAACAACCACCCCATTTCCATTTTCAAGAAACGACGTTAACAAAGAATAGAAAGGCATTATGTTCACCATCAGCCCAGAGGACGCATTCTGAGCTGATCACTAAACATAATAGAAACAGCATGACGAATGCGAGTTATCTCACACCCGCCACACTGGAATATGTCATTGTTATACACTCATTGGTCTTTTCGTCTTAACGCGGGTTCGTACCGCCTTGCCCGCCCTACTATGCGGTATACGTTGCCGTGACATTCTCGCATAAGAACGTTTCACTTAAAGGTGTACTAATCCTCTTCGTTATGCGGTTTTCAAAGAGCTTGTACATTAAGAATACCGTTGATTTCATTATCAAAATTCCCCCTATTTAGTCCCCTTTTTTGTCGGGATTTTGTCGACGCTTTTGGATTGCAATAACGATTTTGTTTAATCTTCTATCAAGCTATCAACTAAGTTACGTAACCTTTTTACTTCTTTCTTTAGAGCGCGTTTTTCATCATCAAGTTTCTCAATTTCATCCTCATAAAAATAATACGGTTGATTACCACACCAAATTTTGTATTCATCATTTTCAGAATCATAATTTACTGACAAACATGATGGAGACTCTAGCGAACGTACCACTTTTATCATTTCATCCCATGTCTTTGCCGTTGTATACATTGACATTTTGTTTCCTCACTTTCGTACGAAATTCATATTTATTTTTAAATCATCCCTAAAGATGTAGCGATCAATCGAATCGCATTTTTCTTCTTATAATAGAAGTGATCTTTCTTCATTGATAATTCAGTGTAAATAAAGCTGTCTTTCGGCTTATCTGCATTTAGATACTTTCTCTTGATAATCTCTGCCTCATCATAATCTAAAACGTACTGTAGAGCCTTATCAATCTGTTTAAATTTGATATTACTAATATGTCTCGTGTTTCTAATCTCAGGGAACAAACTGATTCCTTCGTGTTTTAACTCCACTTCATTCTCAAAACGAGTTTTCAATGCGCGGTATTCCTTTAGTATTTTCACTACTTCTCTCTGAACCTGCTTTTCTGTCTCTCTATCGATAGTTGGTAATAAAGTTAATTGTTCCATGAAGGAATCCCCCTATTTCTGAATTTGTCTTTTTAACATCACGTAAGGTACGTGAAATTTTACTATCTCTTTGTTGAATAAGGGAAACATGCTTAGTAAAGTAGCCCCCACCAATCTACTCTGCATGGTTCCGTTATCCATTAAATCCAATCGATATAACTAAATTTAGCTGGTCTAGAAAAATACACATCTATAACTCTATCGTTACCTTCAATACGGTCCCAAACGTAAATCTTTGTCTTTGTCATCCGTTCAGCTCCTTTACAGTTACTTCAACACGTGGTTTCTCTGAATACCATTTACTCACCTTTAGATCCACTACTTGGCTATCATCATTCCATATGACCTTGTTAAGAGCATCCTTCACACCTTTCACATAATTATCGACATCTGGCTTTGTTGTAGGCCTTAATAATCCCTCTTCTGCTGCTAATGCTTTCTTTTTAGAGAAGGATTTGAGAGAAGGCTTGTACACCTTCACCTCAAGTTGTAATGGTCCTTCTAATAATTTATCCGGTGCATACTGTGAAGCTACTAATCCTACATATTGTTTGAAGTTTCGCGATTTCATTGGATCTCTCATGCTTATTTTTCCATTACGTATTCCTGCTCTAGGTCTTCCTTGCGCTACTGGTTCTCCTAGTACTGTGAATTTAATCATTATCTAAACCATCTCTTTTCCTTAGACTCTTTCAACAAAGATTCTGTTGTTAGTTCTGTGTTTAGTAATACCTTTCCGATAGCGAAATGAACTGCCTCTTCTGCTACTTTATTCACTCCATGATATGGAGCGTCCATCATTGCTATCGATAAATTCAAGATGTTCTTTTTCAACTGTTCTAATTGTTCTTTCTCTTCCATTCTCCTAACCTCGCTCTCTATTCCATTTCTTTCTTGCACTCTTCAAGAAAATCAATAACTTCCTGAACATGCTCCTTTGTTGTCATACTCTCCATCACATATCCTTCATCGTTATAAATATTAACCTTATTCCCTGTAAACTCCATTCCACACATTCCGTCTGCGCCTAATAGCTTTACGTTATCTTCCATTCTTTTAGCCTCGCTTTCTATTCAAAGGATTATTTTGTTTGGTTTTCTACTTTTCTAAAATGAGTTTCAAAGAATGTGTTATCTGCATTTTCATAACAATGCTTTATGATATGTTGTTCATTGAAATCATTTTTCGCTCTTAATACTTTACGCGGTGTCCAAGGATCATTTATAGTTGTCGTGTGATGCCTCGTATTATAAATTCTCCCTTCTGTAAAAACTATCTTCCCTGCATGTTTCCCACCTTTTTCTTTATCGGCATTCATGTATACATCTTCAATGCATATTACCTTCACTCTTCCTCATCCTCCCTCCACGTATCTTGCGAATAGCAAATCTCACATAGCATTTCCGCATAACCCGTATATCCTGGCTCAATATCATCACCGCATTGATGGCATTTGTCTTCCACCTCAGTGAATCGTTTTGTAAACTTAACGAATCCTTCTGCTACCTTTGCATTTTCATCTATTGTTAAACCGGTAAACTCTTCTAGATCTCTAGCCCACATCTTCCCTTGTGAATCTTTATAGATCACTAACTCCTTCAGATCCCATTCTGCAGTAACTGTTCCAATCACATGGTACAGACCAGACCACCTTTATAATGCTTATATAAACGTCCTGCCTTTACGGATTTAATCATTCCCCTCTACCTCCAACTGTTATATTTATCTATTTTCAATTCACCTTTTCTTTTCAATTCGATTAGAAATTTCTTCACACTATCATCTTTACATTCTTTTATTTCTTCATTTAAAATTTCTATTTTGTCTTTATGAGGTTGTATTAAAATATCTACCCATGTCATTCCTCTACCCCCTGAATGAAACTCAATATTCCGTTAATACTATAGACACATGGTTATCTTTCTCCGTTTTCCTTACATGAGCAGTTAGCTTTGCTGGCTGCTCTTTTAGTTATATGGATGTCCGCTCCCGTAGTATCTTATCTTTTCGCTTTCCGCTTCACTTGCCATTCTTTTTAAAGCGACTAACACATCATCCAACGTTTTTTTATCTCCTAACACTTTTCTGTTCGTTTCAATATGCCAAACCACATTTTCTAGCTGTTTTTTCATGTTCATATCCATTCCCCTTTTCTACAAAATGAAATTTTTATATTAATCTTCCTCATAACCCATTCTTGTCCCAATAAATCTTGCTACATCCACAGTTAATCCATTTCCAGCTTGCTTGTACAATTGATTTGATGAAGTAACTTCATTTGCTCGATCAAAGTATTCATCTGGAATCCCTTGTAAACGCCACGACTCTTTTTCAGTGAGCCACCTCATATGCCCTCCTTGGATTACTACCTGTTCCCTTGAGGTTAATAGAGTCTTAGCTACGTTCACACCTATCCTCCCTCTACGAGTCTTCGATTTCGGATTAGAAACATTTATAATTTCACCTTCAAATGCTAGTGCAGAACCTTCAATAGTTGCTTCTCTTACGACTGCTGTTTTACCATCAAAACTTAGTATGCAATCATTTCCTTCAAACAAATATTTGTCGTGTGTTTCTTCCTCTAAGATGCCCGACAATGAATACTCTTTCCCTTTTTTGAGCAATTCCAACCTCTGTCGAGGTGATAACATCCCATTCCGCATCATACCCGTGTTCATCCATTTGAGAGAGAATACGGAACATGTCCCATCCTTTATTGACTGATAATGTATTTCTAACGTTCTCAATGAGCAAATACGAAGGTTTTCTATCTTCAGGTACTTCTTTAATGAGCCTGATAATTTCGGTAAATAACCCTGATTTCTCTCCATTAAGTCCTTTTTGTTTTCCGTTTTTTGATATATCGGTACAAGGAAACCCTGCTGTCCAAATATCAGCTCTCGGAACATTAATTCCTTTAACGTCTCTGATATCAACTTCCGTCCACTCACTTTCTGTATTGTGTATCGTTGTATACGTCTTTCTCGCGTGTTTATCCCATTCAACAAACCCTACACACTTATGACCTGCCTGTTCCATTCCGATACGCGCCATACCCACACCAGCAAACCAATCTATAAAAGTAAGACTCATATCACCACCTCGCTTTCTACTAAAATGAAGTTTTTGTTTAGTTTTCTATAATTTCAATTTCATTTGCACAATCTTCTAAGTTACTAGCAATGTAATAAGCATCATCTAAATATTGTGTATTGATTACAATCGTGTGTTTCCTTGTAGTGATTAGTACAGCGCCACCTTCGTTCCCTTCATCATCCATTTTTAATTTGTTAACTTTTATATCCATGTCTCTTATTCTCCTTTTCTAATAAAATAACGCTTTTGTTATAAAGCACTCAATCTACCTTTTCCCCACAATTAGGGCAATAACTTAAATACGGTTCATCACTTAAAAGATAATTAGTAAAATCCACTTCAAATTCGCACTCGCAATGTTCGCATTGACCTTCCATATTCATTCTCCTTTTAATAAAATTCAAATTTGGTCTTAATACCCACTTGCTAACCGATCATAATTAACCTGGTTCTTATCGAAGTACGCCTTTTCCATATCCTCAAATGTCATACCTAATTTAAGTCCAATCATTATCAAAGCGCCTAACGCGTTACTGTAATCAAACTCGTCATTGAAATCACCTTTATAGATATACTCAAATGCGAAATGGTAAGTAATTTTATCTTTATTGTTAAGTAAAATATCATCTTTCTTTAAGTCCTTAGAAAGAATAGAATCAACATGCCCGTACTTATTACCCAAACTCGCCATAAAGTGCATGCAATCCGCCCACTCATCAAACTGACGCGCTTTGTCATCTTTTTTGTTCTTTTTCCAGTATTTAAAGAACCCGATTTCATTAGATAGCTCGCCTAATTCCGTATATAACGCCTGTGTCACATCTCCAGTTAGGTTTTGTCCTTCTAACCCATGAACCTCAACAACCTTACGATCTAGCTTGTCCTGCGCTTCAAAAATCTTTTGTATGTTTAACATTCCTACCCGCTCCTTATAAGTAACTTTTCAATTTCTCTTTTTGTTTCTTCAACACTCCCAAGGAAAGCTGTGTTTTCCGCTTCTCGTTATTCAATCCAACCAAGTGATATTCCATTTTGCGAATCTCATCCTCTACTACTTCGAGTTCGCTTTGCACCTGCACCGCGGTTTCTTTCTTCATTCAATCCCTCCTACAGTCCTAAATGCTCCATGATCTTGCCAATGTTCTCATCAAAACCGATATACAAGTGATAAGTATCTTTATTAAAAATATCTAACCCTTTCTCGCTTTTAGGTATTACAAAAGTAGGCAACGAACTAGAACCAATAATGCTTCTTAAAAAATCCCTGCTATTCTCACTTTCATCTACATTTCGTTCAATCAACTCCACTTCATGTCCCGGTGGTGTGTTAGTAAGCATTTCTTTCGCTCTTTTGCATTTGGAGCAAGAATTTGATGTGTACATAATGATCTTAGTTGCCATTCTCTTCAGTCTCCTTCGCTTCTGTTAGTAATTGAGTTACTTCAAACGTTCCATGTTGCACTTGTTCCATTTGTTCTTCATCTCCATTCCAATTCGGATGTTCTCCAATACCTCCACAATTATCACAAACAGAATCATAACCTGTTCCTTGACCACTAAAACCACTTCCGCCACATACTTCACACTCAACTATTTGTTCCATTCTCCCCATCTCCTTTTATCAACTCGAATAATTCTTTTTCATCCATTTCATAAAGCTGACGTCCTGTTTTTTCTTCTTTGTAAATTCCTTTATGTAGCAAGACATCGATGTATATTTGTTTCCTGTCCATTACTCCTCCTATTCGAAAATCGGTAATTCAGTATCTATGTGAACTGCCTTTCCACCGATAATACGAATACCCAAGTTCTTCTCTTGTTTCTCGTTGTAATCCATTGCAAAGATAACTACCGCGTTATTGCATGTGTATACGTATTCATCTCCGACTTCCATTTGTTGGCCATTTAATTCCTCGCGTAATGCTTTATAAAACAACTCTAGTTCTTCCATTTATCTCATTCCCTTCACATATTCCTCTTTAAGTTCATCAACCCATATTCTGAGCCTCAACTTGCTCACGGTCTTCGTATCCTTGCCAACCTGCCGTGCTAGTGTCTCGCCTTCTGTCTTCGTGTGATAAACAACAATGTATTTCCCTGTTTGCTTATGAGTCCAGAAACCTCTTAATATAGCTCTCTCTTTGTTTGTCACGGCTTGTCCTCCTAGCTGATTTGCTTCTTTTTCGTACTCCCACGCTTGTCCTTCGGCTTTGTTGCCGCTGCGTATTGAGTCATTCCTCTTTCTACCCTTTTACGGTAGAGATTTTCACTAATCCCGTTTTCTAACGCTATCTTTAGATACACTTCATGTTTTTTCAACTTCGTTGCTGCTTCGATTTCTGACATTCCGCCCCTAATCCTTCTGTAAAAAGTGGAAGCGCTAATTCCGTTCTGTTCAGCGAGGAATACCAAAGGTCTGTTGTTTTCTTTTCCTTTTTTATTTTGGAGCGGATCCGTTATAGCGCGCTCTATGCTCCAATGGTAGCTGTATATCCTTTGATTTACGTTAGCTCTTGATATTCCATTACGCGCGGCAATTTCATAATCTTTTTCTGTTGGTACTAGTTTGTATTTCATGAGACCGCAACCTCCTTAACCATCATCAAGCGACGTCTTCCTGTATTACTTACTGGTGTTGTGGCTGCCATTTCATAATCCCATTTCTTAGTATTACGAATCCGCGCCATATATGTTTGATAACAAACACCATTTTGTTCCGCTATCTTTAACCAATCTTTCTCAGTTTCACTCTTTTTTCTTGTAGGTTTAGTTGCTGCTTTTTGATATGGCCACTTTGCTCTCAATCTACTGTAAAAAGTGCTACTGTTTATTCCATTTCTTAACGCTATTTTGAGCCAATCTCCATGTTTTCTTTTGTATTCATGCCTAACCGTGCCAATCGGTGATGTTATCGCTTCTTCTACATCCCAATCGAAGTCATACACCCGACTTTGCAACCTTTTTCTGTTTATCCCGTTAGCTGCTGCCCTTGCGTATTCCTCATCAGTTAACCAACGATCTAAAGCCATTCCTTCTCCCTCCTAAACCACTTCTAATTTTTTAAACGCTTCTTCCATAGCAGTTAATTCACGAGGTGTATATATTCTTTTTTTATGAAACTCTTCAATCTCTCTCACGCTTTTTAAACATTGATTCAAATCTTTACCTATGTTAGGGTACTTATTTACTAACTTTTTGAGTGGATTAGCAATTTCTAAGTAATCCTTTGCTGCTCTACGCTGTTTCCTCACGTTAATTAAGTCCTTCATATATTTCATTAACTGATCTTCATCTTCGTTCAGTAGTTCCAAAGCGTGTAATATGTCTTCCTGCATTGCTTGTAACTTCTTTAAATCATCTGCAGCAATGTCATACTGAGCAGGATGTGTTTGCAATACTCTCGTAGCCCTTTGTATATCCCTTGAGATAGATTGATCGTTATAACAAGTTTGTAATCCCAATTCTTTTGCGCTATCTCTTGTTTCGTAACGTCTTAAATTTTCTGCTAACATTTCTACCACTGCTTTGATATCTTCTTTTGCTTTTGTAGTCATTCGTCCGCTGTTTAAAACGTCTTCCAACTTATCCTTTGCAGTTTGAAAATTCATTACATCCATTCCCCATTCCCCTTTCTTAATCTAGCTCCATAATTTCTTGAAGCGTCCTATCCGAAATGTACGTATTAATAATCTCGATGCGCCCGTATTCATCTTTAGCCATTCCCACGGCTTCGCTCTCTGACTTCGCTTCAAACCATCTAAGTTTCCATTTGTCATCCTTATCGTAAAACTCTACCGAGTACGTTATGACGCTTGCATCGCGTTGTAAAAACTTATCCGCTGTGCTCTTTGCTGAATAATCGAAACTTCCTACTACGTCCTCCAGCGTTAGTTGTTTCATGCCCCTAACCCCATTGGACGTTTATTGATTCTATTTTTATCACCCTGGTCCATAATAAGGACCGCTATTTCCATTTCATGACGTCCCATTTCTTTAGCTATTTCAGCAAGAGATTTGTTTTCTCTCCACAATATTTTCATGCGGTTTACTTCTTTATCACTGAATACAAGATCGTACTTTTCGAGAGGTATATATAACTTTTGTCTCTCTTTTTTCATATACTTTTTTGTTTGTTGTGAAATCGTGTAATTCTCAAGCTGTTCTGCTGTTTCGAATTTCCCCATCCCATTTCCCCTCCAGTTGTAATAGATGAATTTCTCTTAGTTCCGCCATAACAGCATGACGTCTTCTGTCTACTTCTTCAGGTGTCAGGTTCCCTGCCTCGCAAATACATGGTGCAAATTGATACATACCCGTTCCGATATCGTTTCTAATTACTCCCGTTCCGTTACATGCACACATCTTAATTCCCCCTGTATTTTATTAAGATTTTAAGTATCCGATTTCCCTTGCATAATCACGCATCTTTTCCATTCCTTCTTCTGACCAACCCCAATGAGTACAGTACAATCCACCGTAACCATTTTTACCGTTCGAATTATCATTACCGAATATAAAGTCCGTGAAGTCTCTAATTAACCCCCACATTGTTCCGCCGCCAGTGAAATTATGTTCCTGTTTCTTGTTCATATAAGAACTTCTTGTCATACGCATCGGAACATTCGTCCCATGGTCAACGTACCAAAGGTTTCTACCATCATGTTCAAAACGTGCCGTTCTATCCTTGTAACGGAAGAACTCTCTCTCGTTATCTGCTAAGTAATTGATAAGTTTATTCACAATTTCAATCCGTTTTTGCTTGTCCATCTCAAATCCCCCTTTCTCAATTAGTTATTTTGTCTTAATTGAATCCCAATCGAATGTTTCTAATATATTTAGTAATCGTTCCACTTTCGGTGCTCGCCATGCCGTCATAGCGTATGTGTGGGCTTTTGAAGTATAGTGATAATTATTTAATTCAAGATGACGTTTCGCTTCTGCTTTCGTTAGAAACATAGTATCTGGTACAATAAAGTCTTCTTCTTTTACAAACACTGTGCTAAAGTAACCACATTCATTCATATTGTTTTCTACATACTCCCATAACTCATCGAAATTCTCGTTTCCGTCATTGATAAGCTTCTGCAATTCTTCATCTTCTTCAATTTCATCTTCAAAATATTCTTCCAAGAACTCTTTTAAGTCACTGAATTTAGAGAATTTAACATGATCGCCATCGTTAAAGAAACGCTCCTCATTCCCACTGTCATAATTCTCGTTTCCTGGAACAAATCGATAATCCTTGATTACCCAAAACCGTGGTGATGCGTTCCCATCAGTTTCTTGTGTTTTTAATTCCTGCTGCAATTCCTTTAAAAATTGAATATCCTTGTTCATTTTCCATTCCCCCTTGTTTATGCTGTTCTGTAACTAACTCCCTTAACTTGGTACAAGTACTTCTTACTCATTCCGTACAAACGATCAGCTGCCGCAAACCCTATTTTGTCTTCCAATGTGTCTAAGTCTTCATTGCTTGTGTACCAAATCGGTAAATTCCGTAAGTATCGTTCATTAATAATCTTGTAATACATGTCCTCTTTGAACTCGCTGTACTTCGATTTCGCTATGTCATCCCATACAAGAATGTCGCAAGTGCATAAATCATGAAGTAAATCGTTCAACCGCTTTTTATTGTCATTTAGGAATGCCGCGCTTTGTATTTCAGCCATGATATTTACATCCTGGACACATAACACTCGTATCCCTCTTAAACGCCCTGTGCGCTCATCTACGACCTTGAATTTATTCAATGCGTACTTAGCTGCTGCAATTTGTAAATGAGTCTTACCTAATCCGTATGAGTTGTTTTCCTGCCTTACTTGGTTCCGTTCCCCTGGAGGCAAATTCTTTATTACTGTTTCACCTAGTGATGCAATAAAGCCAATGCTATTCATCTTTGAATCTCTTATTTCATTGAATTTTTTTAAATATTCAATCATGGCGTCATACAAGGTATTTTGTACTGACGATTCCCTTGTGTAGTTATCAAATCGAGCATTTTCAAATTCTGTTGGGATCATGGCGTTCTTGAAACGGGCCATTAAGCTTTTACGTTCTAAACATTCACACTCAATAGCAACATCAACAAATTTACCTTTCAAGAATTCAGATGGTTCTTTTACAAACGTGTATCCTCTATCACCACATATTTGGCAATCAATCGATGGTTTGAGCGAATCCACGGTTGTTGGTTGGTTGGATTCCTCTTCTAGTGCCTTTTTGTGCATAGCTTCCGCCCGTTCCATTAAACCTTTCATTACGTCCCCAAGCTTTTGCATTACCATTCGCTCCTTTGTTTTTAAATTCTATTTCAAAAGCTTCCGCTTCACTTAAAGTTTTTACGTTATTATTGACCCACTGTTTTAAGATGCCTTCTGCGTAATTCCATTTCTTCTGTTGTTTTAATGCACGTTCCATAGCTGCAATAACAAGTTCTTCGCTTGTATCTTTAATCCACTGATCTATGCCATCTGCCATAAATGGATTTAAAACTCCGATATTACTTTCGTAGAATGAGAAGGGGTTCTTACTACTACTTATTGTTAAATTAGTATTGTTAAGATTAGTATTGTTACAGTTTCCCTCAGACACTACCCCTAGTTCCTCTGGGATACTACACTGGTTTCCCTCAGACACTACTAGTTTCTGTGAGACACTAGGGGTAGGAAGAACATAATAGATATTGGAAAGGTTATTTCCTTGACCGTCCTTCCTATTGACCTTTTGGATATAACCTTTTTCTTCTAATGACTTGATACATTGAACTATTTTCTTTCTTCCACATCCGACTTTCTCAGTTAAAGTTGTTAAAGAAGGAAATGCTGATTGCGTATCTCGATTTGCATGTCTTACGATTACCGCATAAGCTTTAAATTCGTAAACATCCAAATCACAATTGTCTATTGCATCATTCTCTATCATGAAAAATCCTTTTCGTTTATCAATAAAATTCATTTAGTTCACCTTCTTCATCCAACATTCGTAGCTGACATTATCCACGTAGCCGATTGTTCTAAATTCATGTTTACCTTGAAAACTTCTGCCACTTTGTTCGTAAAACTTACCGTTCTTATAAACCGGTTTAATTGGTGTTAAGAAATCAAAACCTCTTTCAACCAAATCGTTTGTAGCTATTAACATTTCTTTTTGCGTTTGTCTTCTCACAGGTATCTTAAACATCAACCATCACTCCCGTTCGCATATGGCAAATCCTTTCGATACTTTCAGGACCCTATAACCTGGGTAGCGTTTTGGATTTATATATTTCAGTACGTTTTGCTTTACTTCGTCCGTTGATTTGGCATCCTTCCAGCACCAAGCCGGAAGGAGTACCTTACTTTGTTTATCGATCATGCTAATTCAAGTTCCATATTTTCGAAGTCGAATTCTGATTGTGGAGGCTCTTCTGCTATAACCTCAATTACCTCTACTTGTTCTACAACCACTTCGCTTTGTTTTTGTCTTTTTAGATGCTCAAGGTCGATGAATTTAGAAAGTGCAGCAATTTGTTGTAATGTTAGTTCTGCTGGTTTTTTATTGAACTTTTCTGTAATGATTGCTTTTAAGTCGTTTTTAGTCATTCCGAATCCTTTAAGCTTCGTATTAATTTCTTCCCACTTACTTTTCAATTCGTCCTCTGGATCTACTGCTTTACCATCTTCCACTTGAATCTGATTTGGTTTATTTGGCGTGATATCTACACGTTTTTCTGAGTCATAAGATTGAACATTATTCATAGGGCTTGATGAAACTGCTTCATCTTCATTAATTTCAATGCCATACTGCAATTTAGCTGCACGTTTCATTGCATGTTTCTTGAACATATCGTTGAACCAGTTGTTCCACATATGCTTGTTTGTGCCGTTCTTCATGTGAATTACTTCATCCGTCTCCATCATGACCACAACATCTTTAAAGCCTTCACGTTGAGCTACTGCATAGCAACCAATTACTTTTCCACGAGGGAATTTAACTTGGTGCTTTCTAATAATCCATTCGCCTTCTTGAGAACGATCAGCTTCGAACTCATCATTTTCATGAACCGTTTGAACATCGATTCCTTTATATCCGTTCTTTTGTCTTGCAAGGTGTAGCACACCTTCTACTGATACTTGGATGCTCATTTTCCCACCGTATACGATGCAATAAATGTGATTTAAGAAAGGATTAAGTTCCGAGTTAACGCAAGTTTGTACGAATAAAGAAAATTGTTCATTTGTTGTTCCGGTTGCAATTGTGTTTTTGATTGTGTCTAACTCCAATTTCGTAAAATTACCGATTACCTTATCTGTATTAGGTGCTGCTGTTACCTGATTAGTCATTGATTACTTCCTCCTTTTGGATTCCTTCTGCTTTTATCGTGAACTCTGTATCTTCAACCTTCGCAATGATTAGCTGTCCTACTGGCTTAGTGAAGTGTAGGATGCTTTCAGCGTTATCTACGAAAGTCGGGACAATTAATTGAGATTGCTTGCTTAACACTTCAACAAGCTCTAGTCCTGCTTTAATCTTTTCTGCTGTAGAAAGTCTGCTGTACGGCTTCCCATCCATTAAGATTTCAAATGTAGCTCTCTCTTCGCCGTTTTTAAGAGTTTCATAGAGCTGTACATCAATGCTTGTAAATAAACTTTGAATCTTGCTTACCATCAATTCAGAACGCTTCGTACGGAAGTCTTTAATTGCATCGATGATTGCTATTGACTCGTTCTTTTCTTTGCGAATCTTCGCTTGTGTTTCTGCCGCTTCATCAATTTCTTTCTGTAGTAGCTCTAACTGTTGGGATTGTCTGAGTAATCCGTTTAACTCATAAATCTTTTCATCGATTTCTCTTGTCTGATTAAGATCAACTTCTTCAAGAGACATTTCTTTTATAGAAGCTTCTAATTCTTTTAGCTCTTTAACCATGTTGGAACCAATCTGTTTCGCTTCTTCAAATCGGTTGATTTTGTTTTGTTTAACCTGTTCAACTGCTTCATCTTGCAAGGCTTGTCCGCATGTATGGCATGTGTCTTGTAATTCCTCGTCACGTATACCAAGAACCGCGCTCTTTTGCTTTAAAACCTGTTGCTTCATGCCTTCGATTTGATACTGTACTTGGTTGTATTGCTGCTGTTTTTTCTGTGAGTCTTGAATTATTTTATCGATTTCTGAACGTTTTGTTTGTAATTCAGATAGTTGCGATTCGATTTCTTCTTTATTAACATCTGTGCTATCTGACTTTTGCTTTTCGTACTGTTCTTTTAATGTGATAACTCGTTCGCTTGCACGCTCATATGATTTTTCATGTGTTTTCTTTCGCTCTATATGAACTTTTTGTAAGTCTTCTATTGAAAGTTTCTTTAAGTTTTCTTCTAATAACTCAACTTGTATTTTTGGTAACTCAGCAAATACTTCTTTCTTTAATGGTTCACCTACATATGATAGAAGTTGTTCGCGCTGTGTTTGCCAATGTTGTGAGCTGAAGTATCCGGGATTGAATAGTGATAAAAACGCTTGTTTATCAAACAACTCATCTACAAATGATTCGAATTCCTTTGCTTTCTTAGGAACTTCATTAATGAAGTACTTCGCTGCTTTCTTTTGAGCTTTACCGATTAAAATATCCTTGTCGTCTACTTGGATAAGAAGTTCAACTTTCGTTTCTGCTTCTTCATTACCAATAGGTTTCGGTTCGTTTTTAGTTCCGTATGGATCAATACCGTATAAAACCCATGTAATTGCTTCACCTATAGATGATTTACCTGCACCATTCGGGCCGCTAATAGTTGTTATCTCACCGAAAGCCACATTAAGGCTGTCATGATTTTTAAAGTTAGCAATGCGTAGTTCTTTAAAGTTGATTTTCATTATTTTTCCTCCTTGTTTTGAGGAGAAAAGATTTGGTATAATGTAAGTAGAAATTTTTACATTTCTTTTCTCCAGACCACATTAGGCGTAGTGTGGTCTTTTTATTTTGTCTGATGCTTTACGCATCGAAACATCCAGGAACAGTTGTATTGGTGGGGGCACCAAGCACTTTAGGTTTTATGTAGTTCCTGGACATTTCGACAAGCAAAGGCTTGGCTTGTCCTGTTTTTCATCAGATAACGCTTTGGCTTAGTTTTCTTTTAAAATGTCGATTGCTTTTTCATACCTTTTAATCATTTCTTCTAAACTGTTTGCTTTCTTCACAACTCGTTCATAGTAAAATTTATTTTCTTCTGTACATTTAAAAGTTTCTATGACTTCCTTTCTTGACTCATAACTTTCTTTTAAATATTTCAGTTCATCCTGTAGCAACTCAACTGGACTCATATTACCCACCTCGCTTTTATACAAAATTCAAATCTGATTACCTATTTAGCTAGAGTGATAAACTCCTTATGCATTTCCTCAACCTTATCTGCGCTATTATGTATCCCTCTAGCTCTTAAATCCTTTATGATCCACAAGAGTTTCTTTTGTTCGTATTCATCACGCTGTTCTTTATTTGTCATCCCGTGACCATCCTGTCTTTTTGTCCCATACATCAATTCGGTGTACTAGGTATGCCACTAAGCAAATTACCGCTGATACGATTGCTAGTGATGATGTGCTTTCTTCCATCATTTAAACCGCCTCCTGTTCTAAGGGATTTTGATTTCCATTACTTCATCATGTATTTTGTCTACTTCTGTAATTAACAACGCTTTAATATCACACTCGAATTCTTCATTTTTATCTAATAAACTATTTATCTCTTTGACAGATTCCATATTCAATTCGTTTTCATTGCTTTCTAACATATCGTCACGTTGAATCATTAATGATGTTGATATATCGTCTAAATGTTTTAGTAAGTCGCTAAAAAGTTTTGCTTTCAATACTGTGTTCATACTTGCGTTTGCCATTATTGTTCCTCCTTTATATAGCCTCGTTAATGTTTACTTGATAACGAATTGCCATTTCTTTCACAATAGCTAGGTAAATCTCTAGTAAACGCTTATCTTCACCTATGATGTCTAAATTAGATACTTTATCGATTTTGGATTTTGAAACGCCCTCTAATGCCATAATTTTTTTCTTGTTGTTTACACGAATACTTAATTTAGCGCTGGCTCTTTGCTCTAAGATCTCGTAACTTTCGTTTCGAATCTTTCGGTACATTTCAAAACCACCTTGTTTACGAGCAATTTTGTTTAAAATTGAAGTTGTATCTTTCCGCCAATCTGTAGAGTTCAAAGCTACAATTTCACTAATGTTATCTACCTTCTGTTCTAACTTCTTCTGGTTTAATTCCTGAGTAGCTAATGTTGTGAAAAGAGTTTGGAACATTTGAAGTTCTGGACTTAGTTGAGTTGTATCTATTTGCTGTTTTCTCATATTGAAGTATCCATCAACTAATTTGTCGTATAATTCCCAAGCTGTATCATCTTCGAGAATTTTTAAGAGCTTTGCGTATCCTCGTTCCGATAAAAGATATACATTTTGTGTTCGATTGCTGCCGATCCATCCGTTTAATATCGCTAATTCCCTAAGTGGCTCTGACCCACTTAGAAGGTCGATGATGTCTACACCGTTTTTAAAACGATTTCTGTTTGTGTTGATACGACGGTTGATTTCTTTTAAAGGTTGACCATGAATTTCAGCAACTTCTTTTACTAACATCGCTTTCTTGTCATTACCAAATCCACCCTCGATTCCAGTGAATTCATAACCTGCGACTGTTTGTTTTCCGATGATCTGTAATTTATTCATTTCCTCTCCTCCTCATTGTTACTCTCAGGGTAACTAAGTGTTAAAAAAATTTCTATTTACTCAACAAGTGATCCACTGTTACTCCGAAATACTCTGCATAAGCACATAATGTAGGTAAGCTTGGATTCTTCTTTCCTGTTTCATACCTAGAAATAGTAGCTTTGGCTCTACCAAGCCTTTCACCTAATTCACTTTGTGACATTTTATGTTGAATACGAAGTTTATGTAGTAACTCGTTGTTGACTTTATTTTGTTTCATTCGTCATCACCTCGTTTACAATTTTGATTATACACGCATGTTACCTTCAAGGCAACATTTATTTTCAAAAAAGTTTATTCTTTATTTTTAGGGGGAATATATAAATAGAAAATCACCGAAAAATATAAAAAGATTGATATAAATATCCTTTTTAACGTTTACTTAGAGGTAACTTTCATATTAATATATAGAAGAAGGTGACCCACGGGGTAACTTTTTTTAAGGGGGAAAATTCAAATGTTTAATGAAAGATTGAAACAATTAAGGACTGAAAACAACTACACTCAGCAAGAATTAGCTGATTTAACTGGACTATCAAAACCTACAATTTCTCGATTCGAGGGTAATAAGAAGACTCCATCAAGAGAGTCAGTAACTAAGATCGCTAAAGTGTTTAGCGTTTCTACAGATTATCTATTAGGACTTTCTGATCACAGAAATTTAGATGAAAGCCAATCTTCAGAAGTTAAAGTAGAATTAAACAACATGATCAATAAAATCGAAAAACTTAGTGAAGACCAACAGAAAATGATACTAAATATGATTAAAGGTGCAGTAAACAGTTTAGACGATTGATGGCGATATACAGCTAACAATCGTCTATTTTTTTATTTAAACTTCCGATTGGAATTGATTTAATTGCTCCATTACTTCATTTAACGCTAGAATTGCCTCTTGGTCCCCACCCTTTGCTTTATCCAGTAATAATTCTAACTCTGTGTACTTCTCCATCATAAAAACCCCCTGTTTTCTCATAGTAGTTTGTGAATCTTTCACAATAATTCTATAAAACTTCGTTTTGAACTATACAGAACTTCCCCGAAAAGCACGAATGCGACCACCCTTTTACAGGCGATCGCATTCAAAAAATATATTAAACTATTACAGGCCGCCACCGCCTGGGTCCACCATCATTTGAACAGCAGGCTTAGAAACGTCTTGTTTAGATTCTTCATTTTGATTATCAGCAGTGAAAGTGAACATTCCTGCCATTAATAAAATAGGTAAAATCGCTAAAAGTTTTTTCAATCATTTCACCTCTTCTCTTGAGATAATTATACCATTTTTTCAAGAATAGCCCAAGTATCTTTTAGGCAATTGAGAATAAAAAATATTCCCTTTTTCCTCGAATATCTCAAGAGATTCCTCCATCAACTTTCGATCGTTCCGTGCAAGACCTAAATAAAATTTTTGGAACGCCGAAAGCCTACCTTGTGATTTCAGCAAACTTAACAATATTTCTTCTGCTTTCTTGTTATTCCCTGACTTTATTTCCAAATAAGCCTTTTCAGCTGGGTGAACTTCCAAATAACTTTCTAACGGTTTGTCCCAATATATTTTTAGGAATACCATCGTTTGATGGATTAGCTTTCTTTTGTCTTTCAATCGTTGATTAAATGGTTCTCCCAAGTTTTCTAGTGATTCTTGCAGATATTTTAACGACTTATCGTAGTCACTAAAAATATACGATTCTCCAAGGTTGCAGAATGCGTTTACTCTTTGGATATTGAATTGTGGATTATTACCACATTGTTCAATTAGTTCAAGAGAGAATTCTCTACATTCGTTCACATTACCACGAAGTAAATGTATCGCAGAAAGTATCTCAATAATACGATGACTGTAACTAGATTTAATGAACCGATTTTTTCTCACGCTAATTTGTTTAACCTTTTCTTCTGCACTTTTTACATAACTAAGAATAGATCTATAATTACCTGTATCATATAACAAATAACACATTAGCAAGTCACACATAGCATTGTTTTCTACATACTTTACTTTTTTACGAACAGCTTCTAACTGATTTAATAACTCATCACCGTTAAAACGTTCTAAACTTCTTTTATACAATAGCTCATACACGATAGCAGCCTCACGATTTTTGGCATACAATGAATCTTTCTCTTTTTCAATCATAGTATGCAACAATTCTAATTCTCCGCGATAAGAAGTATACTCTAAAGTTTCTCTAAAACTTCCATAATCTTTTTCGGAGTTCAAATTCACATACTCCATAATCATCTTTCTTCTAAGATTATGATCGTCATCATACGCACACATAAGCGCACCAGAAAACTGATAGAATTTCATATCCCTTTTACCATTAAAGGTCTCTGATATTGTACTTTTACCAACTTGTAATTGCTTGGCTAATTCCCCATCTGTTATACCCATTGCAAATAAATCATCATGAAGCTTGTTTAATAACGCTTGCATTAACTTTTGCCCCCTTGTTGGACAAAAAAGACACGTTACCCCTAGGTTTTTTTACATTTACAGGAAAACGTGTCGATATATCTAGGTTGTATGTTATAATTATGTATGAAGACTTATGACAAGTGTTTTCCCTAGCGATCTTAGGGAGGACGGTGTAAGAGTGTTACCAGCACTACTTACACAGTTGTAGGTCTTTTTTTACGTCCGTTTTTAGTTACTTCTATAATACCACAAATTTCCCAACATTCAGTCATACGATTATCAGACAATTATTGAGAAAGTTTGAGAAACGCTATATATCAACGTTTTTCATATTGTATGGAATGAAATATTTATTTTTGTATTAAGGCCTTATGTACATATTTTACCACTAATCAAACGTTTGTTCTATACATATTTTATTTGGCTTTAAAAGTACCAAATTTATTATTTAAAGTCAGAGTATCGACCAATTATGGTATAGTAATAAGGCGATTATTATACTCAAACTATGAAAACTACAGTCGGACAAAACATTAAACGTTTAAGGAATTCATTCGATTTAACGCAAGAACAGCTATCCGATAGAACAGGTTTATCACGTGGACAAATCAAAAATTGGGAAACTGATCGTCACGAACCTGATCTTGAAAGTTTAAAGGTACTTGCGTCGTTTTTTAACACCTCCGCAGATGCCCTTCTTAACTTCGAGAACAGAAAAGAAGATGCGTTATTGGAATTACTATTTAACGATGTCCAAAGAGCTTATGAGGAGCTTGATGGACGTCAACAAGGTCGTTTTGCAAAACAAGTTTCATTGTACGTGAAAATGTTGCAAAACAACAAAGATATTTTGTGATGGAAATGTCATGTTGTTATCCTGTTGCTTTTAGCATAAAAGAAAACATTTCCAATATCTAGAGGTAAAATTTGACATAATTTGACCAATTTATCCAAAGAGGGCAAACGCTCTCTTTTTTTATTTCCGTTCGACAAAATATGACAAAATAGTTGTAACTGAATTTGTTATGCTTAGCTGAGAAATCTTGCATTTTAAAAGGGGACAAACAATGGCTACTCAAAAATATACTAAAATTGATGAACGCTTTGGCGTTATTGAATACCCGGTTACACTTACGGAAATGGTTGATATATCTAAAGAACTTCCAAAGACGGAACGTAAATACTATCAATATGCTTTTGACGCTTTAAAGAAGGTTATGAAAGCAAAAGAAGCTATCCATTACTTTGAAGTTGCTGATCCTAAACTAACAAAAACTGGTTTCATTGTTGTTGGGGAACATAACTTATACCTGGTAATGATGAAAGGTGGCTTATTCGGAGGAGCTGAAGCTGAGGTAGTTAAGTATAAAGATATTAAAGAAGCTGATTTCGATATCATTCAAGGTCCATTCGGAATTTCTCTTATGAATACAGGGATTATTTATCTTGAAATGAAGAAAATGTTTGGAACAAAGAAACGTACAATCAATAATATTCCTGATTACAATGTTGAAGGTGTATTAAAAGCAATTCGTAATCAATTGAAATAACTAATACATATCGGAGGCAATAAACATGAAAAGAAAATTACTTACAGCGTTAGCTTGCAGCGCATTACTTATGGGATTAACTGCTTGCGGTTCTAATGAGAAAACTACAACTGAATCTAAACCTAAGCAAGAAGCTAAGAAGCCAGAACCAGTTACTACAACTTCACTTATTAGCGAGTTCAAGAAAGCTGGATTAGAAGCTGAAAATGCTACGGATCTACCGCAAAAGGAATTTGGTAACATGCGTAAAGATGGAAAGCGAATCCTTACACCAAAGTTAGGTGAGGATAAAGGCGGTCGTGTGTTTGAATTTAGCAAGAAAGAAGATTTAGAGAAAGCTAAGAAGTACTATGATGATTTGAGTAACTCTGCTCCAATGCTTTTCTCACATACATACGCTAAGGGTAATTTCCTTGTACAAATGAACGGTGATATGAAAGATGAAGAGTTTAATAAGTATAAAGATGTTATGGATAGGGTAGTGAAGTAAGTATTGGCACTCGAAAGAGTGCTTTTATTTTACTCTCTGACATAAATAAACAGAAGGAGGAAGATAGATGAATTTGACCAAAAAACAACTATTACTAACCATAGTTGTTGGAATCATGTTATTTTTCGTTATTACATTTTTCACCATATTCACTATCGTATCTGAACTGAAATACGATCATCCTGATAGTATTACCTATTCTTTCACTAAAACATTAGTATGGTTTTTCTATTTATTCGTGCTGGTTACTATCATTAGTTTTATCGTTGCGCTTGTTAAACTAAAAAATAAAAAAACAGTTAAAAAGACTTTTATTGTTACCGGTTTAACATTTTTAGTGTCGATCAGCTTATTCTTTGGAATTGGATTAATAGCATCAAACCTTCAAGAAGTGAATACAACTACTGCTAGTAAAACATTCACCGAAGAAGAAGTGGACAGAATTATTTCCGATAACACAAGAAAAGAAAAAGAACTAAACGATAAAATTAAGGATCTCGAAGAGTTTAAAGGTAATAAAAATTATTATGATAAACTCAAATCATATAATTCACTAAAACAATACATGACATATGATGAAGTCGTTGCTGCGTTTGATGGCGAAAAAGGTGAAGGTATGGGGATTAATCCAAAACAACCTAAGATGCAGAGTATAAAATGGGATTTGTATACTGAAGAGGTTATATGTCATTTTTCTTATGACGAGTTTAAAAATGCATATGTACTAACTTCATTTTTAAAACAAAAGAAACCATAAAAACACTAACTTATATTTCTCAATGAATAAAACAATATAACATGGTAAAATAATATTCGGATGGAAGTCCAATACATATTATTAAAATTAAAGTGGTTCAAGTCGGAGGAAGGCACCTTAGGGTGTCTTTTCTTTATGAAATTTATCAAATATAATTATTTAATTATGCACACCGCCCTTACCTTGAAGTTATGTTGCATAGCATGCTATAATTGACGTAAAGATAAAGATGAAAATAAAAAAGAAGTCTCTCAGTGCTACCAACACTGAAAGACCTTGGATAAAAATATTACTTTTTAGAATTTATGTGGGCCACTAGGACAGTCACTACCAATGACATCATGCCTAGTACAACGTTAGCCATTGCGCAGACCGCAATAATTGTTGTTGTATGCATAATACTCACCACCTTTCGCATCCCGTCGTAAGCAACTACGATGGGATGTCTTTATTATACCATACGACCCCCTCAAAACCCGGATGGATGTGTTACATTATCTGAAAAAAGTTCTATTTTCCGCACCTCAACCTACTAAAATATTAAATTCACCCTTAATATACTAATTACACTTTAAAAAAATCAACTTAATTACCTGTAAAAATTTCACGTACTATATCTGAATGATAAAATCAATTTCAGAAATAGGGCATATTCTAAAAGTCCCCAACCATAATAAAAACCCCCTAAACAGGAGGTTAGAGATAGTAATAATACAAAGACACAAATAACTATTGCTTTAAAGGACACACCAGTGCGCACTTTATATTTGTGTTTTTAATTTACGTACATATGATTCTGAAATGTCCATCATCTTGGCTATTTTTCGTTGTGATATCTTAGGGTTAGCTGAAATAATTTCTTTTAACTGGATAAGTTTGTCTTGAGTCTTTTTTTGTTCATTAGTCAAATAATCTTCTCGTTCGACCATACCGTTTTCTCTTCGCTTGCTAACTTTACGTTTATACTTTTCTTTGTCGTCAATCAACGTATCCATGATTTCGAGTTCTTCTTCTGTCAATTTAATATCTAACTTTTTAAAAATCGTCTCTGTTTTCATTGGTTTTATTAAACCGTATGGTAATCCTTGTTTACTGAAGTTGTTAGCTGAAAACGCATCAAAAAACGCAATTGCATCTTTGTACGCATCTTTTGCTGTCCGTTCTATTTCTTTTCGTTTTTGTGGTTCTTTGAACTTATTGTTTAACTGAAATGTCATTTCTAACGTCGCTGTTTGGTTTTTAACGATTAAAGCCGTAGTGAAGGCATAAATGTATGTCATGTCGTGTCTGTGCTCTATTTCGCCGTTTCTGAGCGTTACAATCTTCTCTAGATCGGATTTCCTTTTTGTATTCAAACTATAAAGGTTCATCACGCCTTTTTGACTCGGAAGAGTTGAGATTGACCCTTTTTTACGTGTCGCGGTTCGTTTTGGTTGTCTCTTCTTCTCTAAAGGTGGCACATAGTCATATAATTCCTGTAATTCGTGCTCACGTCTTGTCCAAATTTCAAGACCTATTTGCTTTCCGGTTTTGCTATGAGTCGTATATGGCATGCGCAAAACCCTTGAAAGGTCACTACATGATCCGTCGGCTCCTAATGGCATTAACATTTTTATAAAATGATTCGTTATGTATTGAGATAAAAATGCCATTTGCGGAGCTGCTCCACCTTGTACAGTGTAAATAAGTTGCATTCCTCTTCCGTACATTACAAGGTTTGGACATGGCAACAATCCTTCGGCAATACAATCTTGCAAATTCTGAATCACGTATTCTTTTGAAATATCCAACTTGTAAAAATCTAAATCCACGCCAATGTTTCTTATTTGCTTTAAATCTGTCGCTTTCCTACTTCCGAATGTGAAACTATTCAACGACAAATAAAAGTCCTTATTTGAAGGGTTAGACATGTTTGAAAGAGTTTTAACGTCGTTCGTGCCTATCCATAGTTGTTTCTTATCGCTACCGCTTAAATCTAAAACGGCTATATATCCACTTTTTTTATACTCTGATAGATAGCATTCATGCCACTCATCAATAAATCTTTCCTGTGGTTGCTGTATAGCTAACACAAATAGACCTCCTTAGAGAATAAAAGGAAGTCACACAAGAGTATAAAAGTATTTACCTTATTGTTTAAATTTGATATCATAGAGACATAAATTAATTAACAACAGGGTATACACCTTGTGTAACTTATCAGAGAGTCTTAAATCCAAAGTTTGGTCGCGGAGGATTTAGGGCTCTTTCTCATTTATTCGATTGATTTCTACATTAATTGTAATACAAGTTACATAGAGTTACAACATACTCACAGGATAAAGAAAAAAGCTAACTTAATTAAGTTAGCTTTTTTTTGCTTTTATTTATCGTTTAATCCTTTCCTAAGGAGCTCATACACCGCTCCGGCAAAACTCGAGATGTGATTTTCCTTTTGGTATTTTTCTACTTCTGCTACTAATTCAGCAGGGAACTTGATTAATTTTGAAATACGTTCCATTATGTTCACTTTCCCTTCGGTATATACTTGATATATACTTTCATTAAGTATATACTAAGTATATATCAAGTGGAGGATGAATTCAAATTGATCTATTAAAAGTGTTTGATGAAATCAAAGTTATCGGAAAAGAAATTAAGAAAGAAGTGTGAATTATGTCAAAGAAGAAAACGCACGATGAGTATGTGAAAGAAATTGAAGAAGTTCACAACGGAAATATAGAGGTGACTGGTAAATATATAAACGCAAGAACTAAAATAACTCATAAATGTAAACTAGGGCACGAATGGGATTCGCTCTCTTCAAACGTTTTAAAGGGGCAAAGTTGCCCGAAATGTGTAAAAAAAAGAGTTAGCGAAAGCCAAAAGAAAACTCATGAAGATTATATAAGAGAAGTTGAAGAAGTTCATAATGGTAATATTGAGGTTGTAGGGGAATATATAGATTCTAACACTAAAATAAAACACGGTTGTAAAACTTGTAATTGCGAATGGGAAACTGTTCCAAGAAGTATAATCAAAGGTCGTGGTTGCCGTAAGTGTGGCGGATCGACAAGGAAAACGCATGAAGATTATTTGAAAGAATTAGAAGAAAAACATAGTGGTAATATTAAAGTTGAAGGTAAATATATAAACAATAAAACTAAAATATTGCACAAATGTAATGTATGCATGAAAAAGTTTGATATGACGCCAACTTATATTTTTAGTGGTAGAGGGTGTCCTGAATGTACAAAAGTAAATTATAGAGAATTTAGGTCTAAATCACATGAACAATATGTGAGAGAAGTAGAAGATGTCCATAATGGCGACGTTGAAGTTAAAGGTAAATATGTAAATGCTATTACCAAAATAAAACACGGTTGTAGACATGGTCATGAATGGTATGCGCAACCAGCTCATATTATTCATAATGGTAGCGGTTGCCCTGAATGTAAAGAGTCGAAAGGTGAAAGGTTGATAAGAAACATCTTAGAGTCTTTAGATATTACATTCAAATCAGAGGTTACATTTAAAAATTTAAGAATAGAAAATAACGCGAAGCTGAGATGTGACTTTGTTATATATAAAGATAACAAGCCTATATTAGTTATTGAATATAATGGTGAGCAACACTATAAACCAGTTGAAATATTCGGCGGTGTAGAAGGTTATAAGTTAACTAAAAAACGAGACGAAATCAAACGTAATATTCTAAGAAAACAAGGGATACAAGTTGTTGATATTCCTTACACTGAAACAGATGAACAAGTTAAATCTACAATAGGCTATTACGTTGATACACTCATAAAAAAAGAGCATGAGTTCAAGGCTCATACTCAAATTAAATCCACTTAGAAAAAAGATTCAATCAATAATAACACGAAAATATTAAGGGCGCCAATAAATATATGGCGTCCTTTTTGCGATTTTCAGGGGATTTTAACGAATCTTAAGGAGTCCTATTGAGTCGTAACGAACCGTAAACGATATTTAGGGAGGATTGTATAAGCTTGTCTAATGATTCGCTACATGTGTTCGGCGAGGACGTTAGCGAAGACTAATAACCTCGCAAATTAACAATCAATGATTAACCAATGAAAAAATATTGTTTTTGGTATATTTCATTGAATTCAAACGTAAGTATCTGTTAGAATCAAAAATATCAATGATTAACCATTGGTTTTGAAAGGGGAATGTATATGTTATTAGGAAATCCATATGCGATTGACTTAGGAAATGGCTTTACAAAACGAGCTTCCAAGAAGAATAAAAATCTAGAAGCAGCTGTTATTACGGAATTATCGGTGTTAGCGCCTGTAGACGATTACTATAATGAAGCTGAATTTACAAAAATCGAATTAACAAACACTGACTCTACTTACTACATAGGAGAAGAAGCAAGGAAATCTAAACTTCCACTTGTACGCGCACTTGGAGAGAATAAAGCGAAGCGTTATGAGGACCCGACATTTAAGAAACAACTATTCGGATTCATTGCAAAAGACTTCAAAAAGAACGTTACGATTCCATTACTTGTTACTGGGCTTCCGGTATCTCATTTCGGGAATCAACGTGAATCGCTACAAAAAGTAGTTATGGAAGAGACTGCTGTTAAAGTAAATGGTGAGTTAATCACAATCAAAGTAAAACAGTGCTTAGTCATTCCGCAACCAGTAGGAACGCAATACTACTTAGTTAAAAAGAAAATCATCAATAAAGAAGATCGTATTCTTATCATCGATGGTGGATTTGGTACATTTGACGTGACTGATATGTCTGGCAATGCTGTTATCGATCGTTTAGGAACTGAATTGGGTTGTGAAAAATCATTCATGACTATTGAACAAATCGTTCGCGATAACATCGGTGAAACGCCTGATTTAAGCGTTTCTAACATGCACTATATCCTTGAGAATGGTTATAAGTACAATGGTTCATTATATGATTTATACACTCATAAAGATGTAGCTGAAAAAGTTGACACTGAATTACAACGTCATTTTGATGCAGCACTTCGTGAAGTTTCCCAAAAGTTCAACTTAGCTGTATACGATAAAATTGTATGGACTGGTGGAATGGCTGCGCTTCATAAGAAACGTATCGAAAAGAAAAAAGAGCAATTCCCTACATTTGCAGTTCTAGAAAATGGTCAAGAAGCTAACCTATTAGGATACTACTATTTAGGATGTGATGTCTTTGACAAACTTACAAAAGAAAAAGCTTCAAATTGAGCTTAACCCAAACAATGATAAGGTTCTTTACAACTTTGTAACTCGATTAGAGGAACAAGGTAAGGGCCAAAAAGGTTACGTAAATAAGCAAATTAAAAAGCGATTAGAAATGTACCAGGTACTTGCTGAAGTCGCTGGTGAAGAAGATCCGCTTCAATTGGTTAAGAAGTTATTAATCAATATAAATACTCATGGCATACAAAATGATGCAGGAGAAGACGAAAAGCCTTCTGAAGACGTTGTTGATAATGCTATGGATTTACTAGCTAGTTTAGATAAAGGCTTTATGTAGGAAAAATTTCACCCTTTACTCCCTTCTCTCAAAAACAGCAGGAACAATAGCATGTTGGAATTATGTCCCTGAGAATACAGAGAGGGAGGAGGGTAATTTCGAGAGGGGAGAGCAGCATGAGTAAAATTAACCCTATGTTCGAGACTCCTAAAAAATCTACTACAATAACAAACCAACAACCTCGTAAAACTCGTTCCGATAAGAAAAAAGACGTAAAAATCCCCGTAAATGAAATACAAAGACAATTAATAAGAACTTCAGCATTCCAACAAGGAATAACCACTACACAATACATGTCTAAATTAATCACAGAACATCTTAGAATTGATTATATAAGCGAAATACATGCATACGAATATAAAGACACCAAAAAGTACATTCATGCGAAATTAGAACAGGAAACGCACTCTAAGCTTGTCCAATTAGCAATTGAATGGGGAGTATCACAAAGAGCAGCTGCAACACGTATTTTATGTTTCGCATTACGCACAATGTGAGAGGTGACAACATGTATAGTAAATACGATGTGATGACAAAAGAAATACAGTTAATGAGCGCGAATAATTGGTGGGAACGAACGAAAATCGAATTGAAATTAAAAGATAAGTATCGATTTGAAGTTAAAATGCTGAAGATTTATCTATTCCGAATGAATATCATCATTGAAGATATGGAAGAGGAAGATTATGAATGTAACGCAAGTGATTTAGCAGAAATACTCGTTGAGGACTTTCTCGAACATATTAGGTCCAAGAACAGCATGGAACAACTGTATCAAATCCTAGAGAGTAAGAAACACTATACAAATTACGAATTAGAATTCAATGAAAACGATGAACGATATGGAACAATCACTGTAAAAATTGATAGAAGAACATTACGTAGGATTGAAGTGTTTTTTTCTGATATGGCTCATTCATTCCCACTACATGGGTATACAGCAGATAAATTGATTAATATTTTGATGTGCGACTATATGAAGTATTACGCTGAAGAACCGGGCAAAAAACTCTCCTTACTGAAACGTAGATTTTCGTAGAAACTTGTCATCTATATACCATTTTTAAGCCCCTATTTTTAGGGGTTTATTTTTTGTGTAATGAGGACATTACTATAGATAACAATTTTCATAGGGAGTGAGTAGTGTGTGGAGGTTTAGATGGAAACAGACAAGGACGCCACTTGGTAAATTTTTAGATAAACATAGAATCGAACAGGAATGGTTGATTAGAAAATCGGGACTTGGAAGAAATACAATTGGTGATTTAGCGAATAATCCAGACCGATCGCCAACAAGGAAAACCATGCAAAAGATATTAAAGGTATTGAGGGAATTCGATTCGAGAGTTAAAGCTGATGATTTTTGGGATATGTAAATAAAAAAAGCCGCCCAACAGGACGGCTCTTGTTTTTATACTCTAGTACACCACCAACCATTATCCTTCATCCATTTTTCGAACTCAGACAGTCCCGGCTCGTACAATCCACCAGTAATATAATAGAACTCGCCATTACTAATGAATGGCTCCACCCACCAATTACGGGACATTGCGTATTCTAATACTTTCTTAGCTGCTTCAATATCGCGGAACGATCCAGTTTTCACACGAACTGCATTATCAGTTGGTGTGGCTGTATTCCCGCTACCTCCAACAGTTTGCCCTGTTAATGCGTAAACAATAGAATTTGAAATTTTATCCACATTCCATTTCGCCATATCTGAATCGTTGTCAATGAAACCAAGTTCAATCAGAATAGCTGGTGCTTTAGTGCTATTTAACACATAAAGGTCATTACGTTGCTTCGCTCCCCGATTAGACCAACCAATATCTTTTGAAAGTTGTGCTGATACTTTCGCTGCCAATGTTTGCTGATCGTAGTAACATACCTCCACACCGTTTGCGGTTCCGTTATAAGCGTTTAAATGAAATGAAATTACGAGGTCCACACCATGTGAATTACAATTACGAACGATGTTATTTAAGTTTTGCGCTTGAGTTCTACCAACCTCGTCTGTGTCATCATAAACAGTGTGACCTAAGGCTTTTAACTTAACTACAACTGCATCCTTAACCTGACGATCCATGATGTGTTCTTTTCTATTTCCCCAGTTAGCACCTTGTACAAATTCAGTGTGACCACCATGTAAACTATATCTAGTCATTATTCAACATCTCCTTTTTCATTTTGATCAGTACCATCTCCATGACTTGTCCAAATTCCTAGCGCAATACCAAATAAATAAACAGCTTGCTGTACCTTTTCTAAATTACCTTCAAATCCAGTTACTCCAAATACTGATAAAATCAGTCCAAAACATGAAAAGAGCGCAACCCATGTTTTCCAGTTGCGCAAACGCTTTAAAATATTTTCTTTTGTAAGTGGCATTTTTAATTCGCCTCCTTTTCTACATTATCTAAGCGCTTATGCGCTTGTTTAGCGCTTTCTTCGACCCTTGTAATACGTTCACCAAATGAAACCATCTGCCTTTCACTTGCTTTTTGATCTATACGAATATCATCAACACCTTTGCTGATGTATTCTAACTTTGCTTTCATTTCTGCACCTTGCTGCCCATCTGACTTAATTTCTTTCGAGCGATTTAGTGCATAAGAAAAGTATCCAATTACTGCTGATACGATTGCGATAAGCACTCCAATTTCAATTGTCATAACTTCACTCCTTTTCTAAAAATAAAAAGAGAAGCACATTATGTGCCCCTCTTAATCTATAAAATCCGTATTTTATTGATTTTTATTTACTAATAATGTTCATTTTTTTCAAGTGGTTATATGCGTCTAGAAAAGGATTATCTTGATTATTTTTTTCGTTTTTTTGTTCTTTTCTATTTTTAATTTCTTGTTTAGTTGGGAACTGAATCACCTTCATACATGCCACCTTCTTTTTATTCAATTAAGTCAATATCTTTCTCTAATTCCTTTAATTCAGACGATGCTTTTGAATGTCTATTTATTTAAACTAGGCCCGGCGCTTCAACCCATTTACCTTTTAAGTATACAAACATTATTGGATCACCTGGTTTGGAATTCATGTTAACAACAAAATCATAATCTATTGGATTTTCGATTGTATTAATAAATTCTTTTACATCAGTAATACCATTTCCATAATCATACATTATGAAATTCATCTCCTTTCAAAATAAAAAAGCCTGCTATAAGCACGCTTCATTTTGTTATGTTTCATTTATATTAAAACACTAGTGTGTTCACAAGCCTTTTACAACGTATAAAAGAACGCCATCCATAGCAGAATTGAAAATAAACTCCCCCACAATAAACCTACAAAGAAATTAACTTCACTTTTCATAGTACGTCTCCTATTATTTTCTTAATTTAGTCACCATATCATATATCGCAGTTGTGTATTAACGGTGTCCTATCTGTGAAATTTAAAATATATAGGATACATTTGTTAATCTTCTACGCCTGCCCTTCCTCAAACACATCAATTGCATCCTTAAAAGCATCTAGTTTCTTTACATATAAATAAGCTTGTTTGATAAAATTCTGTGAACCAATCTCAACAGATGGCACAAAATAGTACCGTTCTTGTTGCAAAAATGAACGTCCACTTAAAAAAGCATCTCTTGACACATAATAATTCAATGAAATATCCAAACCTCTTTTACTACCTGCAATTGTATCAATACGAGCGTACATGTCTGGTACAGTTAATCCTGTTAATTCTAATGTTTTACTAATTTTTAAAGCCATCTATCGCACCTCATTTTTAGTTAGTTATTTGTTTCCAATCTGCCTTGCTATTAGTACCCATTGCCATATAGCCTACACCATTCGCTACTGCTATTTGTCCTAAATATAATGGCGTACTACCAATACTTCTTGCAGCACCTAATCCTACAGGTTCCCATGTCCCTGGAGCTCCACTTGTTACGCATACCCACTCGAGAATTCCACCTTCAGTGGGATATAAATTGCGGATAACAGCCCCTTGATTGCTATACCCTGTAATTGGTGGCGCTGTTCCCCATGTCACTTCACGCCCGTTATCTAATTTCATTATTGGTGGTAGTTCTAAATAATCTGCTTTCAGCGCTGAGTATTTACGTCTTTTACTAACAATCATGTCGTACACATAGTTGTTATCTAAAATTACGTCATTATTAATCGTCTTGTTCTTCCACACTCCGTTTTCATAATACTGTAATGTTCGATAAAAGACGTGTTCACTGTGTTCCATGATATTTCCACTTGAATAAAGAGTAGTTGGTGCATCGGCTATATATCGAACGTACGGAGATCCTGTGTTAGATTTTTCGCCTCGCCATGTATTTCCTATTAAAGTGAGTTTTCTACCACCGGATATTGCTATAAATTCATTTAAGCAATAATTTCCTATAAGTGATAAGTTCCCTCCGTTGAATTCTATTCCAAACGGATTCGTGGCTACTTCCATATAAACTCCCTTAAGGCTTAAAGAACCGCCATTCATTTTTATATGAGTTTTCGCCCTTTCGATGTCTCCACCTATAAACTCGTTGCTATGTCCATCATTATGCTCAATTAGACAAATGGATTTGGAAGTTGGCTCACTATCCGTTCTAATGCTACAACCTAAGAATCGATTTGAATTCGCTTCACGATTGAAGACGGCTCCTTTAGCCATCATCAAAATTTCACAGCCGTTAAATGTATTAACCCATGTGTCTATTAGTTCAATACCAACTGTGTTCTCAAAAACTTCTAACGCATCGATACGTATTTGATTAAACTTATTTTCCATCGCTCCATTTTTAAAATCTAATACTTTTTGGTTCGGACCAGAAACTCGAATACGGATGCTGTTTAATGTAACATCTCGTACATTATCAAATACAATACCTAACTTAGCTGTATCTTTTAACTTTAAAAAACCTCTTCCTTCTAATACAATTCCTCTTTTTATAATCAAGGTATCTATCATATAAAAACCACCAGATGGTGGTACTAATACTCTTGCTCCCGTTTGAGTTGCTATCTCCATTGCTGCTTCAATAGCTTTTTGATCTATTTCATCATCCAAAGAAGTAGCCGTTGTGAAAATACGTTGTGCTTCTGCCAATGTTGTGAAACGTTCTGAAAGTTTGTGTGTTTTTCCGTCACCTATCGCCAAGAAAGGCGGTTGCCTAATATTAATTGCGAGATCATTAAAACTTTGTTTTGTTCTTGCTGCCTCTACGTTTAATCGTGTTCTCAGGATTTTATGTTTTGTACCATCTCCTTCCACACGCGCATCAACAACTTCGATGACATCATTTCCTCCGGATGCTCCAACAATTTCATCTATACGCGAGTTTTGCTCATCAACTGTTTGAGATATATAAGTTGATTGACTGTTTACATATTGTTCTATTTTTTCTTTATCTTTATTTTCATTATTTCGATGGTCCCGATCAAAACGAACGCCAACTCGACTCAATTGTAATGAATTTAATGTCAAACGAAGCACCTCCTTAATTTTAATAAATTTCGTTTTTTTAAACTGGTTTATTGCCTTCTAACACTTTTAAACGGCTATCCAACTGCTGATTTTGTTGTTTTAAAGTGATGACATCTTGCTCTAGTGCACTATTTTTTTGCACTAAAATAGACAAGTCATAAACTTGTCCTGTTTCAACAATTATTTGATTTATTTTCTTCTTATCCGCTGCACTCATTAATCCATCTTGTATTTCGGTCGCAACTCCTGGTATAACAGGAATTTCAATACCGCCGACACTAGATTCTAGTGTTTGTACTTCCTGTTTAAGAGCACGTATATCATTACCTTGTTCACTGACAGTTTCATTAGTAATGACAAGAGAGTTCTTAATTTCACTTACATCGATTGTAGCGTTTGAAATATCTTCAACGGCTTTAATTACTGTTTTCTGCGTTTGTATTACGGTTATTTTCGTATCGTTTATTTCTTTCTTTGCTGCTTGTTGTGAAGATTTTAAGTCAACCATTACATCAGTTGCTTTTCGCTTAATGGTTCCTAATGTATAAATTGAGGATTTATTCTTGTTAGAAAATTCCTCAACCTCAACAACACGTATACGTACATCTAAATCAAACGGATCAATAATACACCACACATAATCACCTTTGTTAATGTATTGCCATCCCAACTCTTCTGCTTCTACAGCTGTTAATTTAATAGAAATGTCGATACTATCATTCAACTCACGCTTGATTCGTTCCAGCAAACTATCATAATTAGTATATCGTTCATCTCTCACTGGCTTTGCATGTTTAATTCCATACACTTTAGCGAGTGGACTCGTATACTCTGCAGTAACTACATAAGAGCCATCGTCATTTTTCTTCCCATATCCTTTGATATATGTTTTAAAATTACTTGTATCAATTTCTCGGGACGGATTTTTAATGTTATAAAAGTGTCGCAGTTGCTCGTCAGTATATGATCCTATTTCCTTCATAACTGTAATTTCATTACCTTCAACTTCAAACTCTGCGCCGAATTTTTCCAAAACACTTTTGAATAATGATAAAGACTCGTCATCACCGAAATTTTCAACTTCTACACTTATTGGCAAGTTATTGTTATAAATAACAATTTTGTATCCTGTACCTTTAAGTGCGAATTCTAATAACTCATTTAATCGAAATGTGCCACTTAACTGATCATAAATACGATTACCTTTTAAGTCATCAAATACACGATGTATTGCGATGCATGTACGTATTACTTTGTTTCCACTTGTTCTATCTTTATTACCTTTAATAATGTATTCTTCATCTTCATAAATAAAGGTGTTTTCGTTGTAAACTAAAGAGTAGGCGTGTTCATTTGTATCGGTTTTAATAATTTTCACATCAATAACCTTATCTCCATTTACACCATCTTTTCGCGAAACTTCAAAGTCAGTTAACATCTCTTCGGTTCCACTCACACTACGAATATATAAATCGCTCATTATGCTCATCACCTACAGATAGTAAAACTTAAAATCAAATTCAATTTGAAAAGCCCCTGTAATTCCTGACACAATAAAGTCGTTCCATCCAGGGGCAATTTTAATCACTTTTCTATTTGTGCTGGTAAATACGGTATTACCATTCTTCAACACTCTTACTCTATTTAATTCCACCGTATCGTTGGCTGTAGTTGGGATATTAAGCTTAAATACATCTCCTGTCGTTCGATTGGTAATAGTGAGATTGTTTGTTGCACCTTTAACTCGAATCACAAGAGGGGTTTTCCTCGGATCTATTTCTATTTGTCCTGCATTATAGATTCGAAAAGATGACGTTGTATGGATATATTGCACATCCTCAGCAATTAAACCTTGATTAACTTGCCATAATCCACTATCAAAAGTGAATGGAGATAATGTTGTACCTATAGATTCTGCAAAGGGGTTAAATGAAACAAATTCAATTTCGAAAAAACCATACATCCTCTGTTGGTCTATATCATATGATGATGCGCATTTTACCAGCCATCGTTTTCCTGGATTGCGTTTATCAATAATGTAGAACGGCTGCCTACTGTCAAAAATAAAGAAAACTTCATCTCGTAGTAATACATAATCCCACATATCGACTGCTTTTAAATAGAAAGAGCAATTGATTTTTCTAGGTTCATAATCTGTACCTAAATCGATTGCTCCATGTTGACCTTCTACTGTATCTATTGTGTGTCTTGGTGAAGGAGATGATGGATTGAAATCACGTGTGAAAACACCTATCTCTTCAAGCTCGTATACTGTGCCGTCCAATTTTTGAACAATTGTTCCTAAAGTTATTTCGCTCATCCATCAATCTCCTTTCATTAGTGATTTAATTGTAATTCGTTCGTTTTGCATGTCATCAACATATTCATTGGTACTTCTCGCTACTTCATAAGAGTCATAGTACATTACATTCTCGATAACTATTGTTCTTCCCTGATTTGCACTACCTGATGTTTTAGACACGTTTGAGGCATAGTTATTATCTATACCACTCTGTCCAAACGAAGAACTAGCTGAGATTCTTGAAGCGTTTGTAGGTGTTCTATAACCTGCTGAAACCAGTGGGATTGCAGGTCCTGACGCAGTACCCATTGAAACATCACCAAGTGATACCCCTTCTGATAATGAATCAAATGCATCTTTTACTATTACAGCCATTTCTTTTGCCGCTCGATACACTGGATTTTCCATTGAACCAATACCTTTAACTAAACCTTGTCCAGTGTAAATACCTAAATCTCTCATAACACGAGAAGGAGAATGTATATCGAGGAATCCTTTCACACCATCTACTATACTGCCCCCGAGTTCCTTCGCTGCTGATACAGCTTCACCAACCATAGAACCAATACCACTTATTAATCCTTGAACAATATTGACACCTATTTCAAAGAGATCCACATCTCCTAAAGATTCTAAAAGCTGACTACCTATTTCAACCCCGGAACTAAATACCTCTCCAACTAAACTTAATATACCATCAATCAGTGCGCCAATTAATTCCACACCAGCAGAAAGTAATTCTGGTAGATGTTGAATTATCGCTTTAAGTAGTTCAGCCATCAACCTTATTGCTGCAGCAACTAATTGAGGTAACACCTGAATAATCCCATCGATTAATTTTGTCAAAATTTGAACACCAGCATCTATAATTTTCGGTAAATTTTGTACAATAACTTCTGTAAATTTATTGATTATTTTTATTACCGCATCAACAATTTGAGGAAGCACTTGAATGATCCCTTCAATAAGCTTCGTTAGAATCTGTATTCCTGATTCGATAATTTGCGGTAAATTTTGAATGATAGCATCTGTTAATTGTGTGATAATTTGCAGTGCTGCATCTATAAGTTGTGGGAAAATCTGAATTATGCCTTCTATTAGTGAATTAAGAATTTTAATGCCGGCATCAATAATTAGTGGCAAATTCTCTACAATAGCATTCATCAGAGTCGTCATTATTTGAATAGCTGCATCAATTAACTGTGGTAGGATTTGAATAATCCCATTAATAAGTGCCATCAAAATTTGAATCCCTGCATCTATCAGTTGAGGGATAAGCGGTATAATAGCTTGTACTAAAGTTGTTATAATTTGAATTGCCGTGTCTATAATTAACGGTAGTAACTGAGTAATCCCTTGGACTAATGTATTGATAATTTGAGTTGATGCTTCAATGACATAAGGCAGTGCCTGAACTATCGCCAACACTAATGTTTGTATTAAAGATACTCCTGTCTGAATAATTTGAGGTAGATGAGTCGTCAAAGTTGTTATAAGTGTTGTCATGATTTGAGCATATGTCTCGACAAGCTGAGGTAAAGCTTGCAAAATCCCTTGGATAAAGCTAACAATAATATTCATACCTTGCTCTAAGAAAACTGGTAATTTCGTAGTAACAAAATTTGCATACCAAGAAACAAACTTATTCATTACTTCTCCGAATTTTTGTATCAATACATCTCCGCCAACACCTGCCGCTTCTGACATGCGAACAAACATTGTAGAAATGCCAATTACCAATCCGGGAACCCCGCCTAGTAAAATGGCAATAATGCTAGGAATCAATTTTACAAACACATCAGTTATTTGTGTAAAGTCTCCATGAAAAGCACTAATTATCGCCTGCTTAACAGAATCAAATGCCGACCTTAACTGTTCGCCAAATGCAACTACCATTGAAATCAATTTATCATTAAGTCCCATAGCATGCATAAGTTGTGTTGCCCCGTCACTATTACCAGAAAAGGATAATGAAAATCCTTTTATAACTGCTTTCACAGTATTTAAAGCACTATTAAGAGCACGACCAAATGAGACAACCTTTTCGATTGCCCCTACAGGGATTCCAGCAGCAACAAGTAAGTCAATATCAGCTGTACCACCAGCTTTCACTTCTTGTCCAAATGCTTTTAATAATAATTTAATTGAATTTAGATTGTGATTAATCTTTGCTCCTGCTTTCGTAAAAGCATTAATAGCATTATCTGATATTCCGGCAGCCTTTAATAAATCTACATCAGCACTACCTTGTTTTTTCACTTCTTGTCCAAATGCCGCAATAAGCATTTTAATAGCATTCAAATGGTGCCCGATTTTAGCTCCAGCCCCAGTAAATGCATTTATAGCACTATCTGATAAACCTGCAGCACGTAACAGATCCTTATCTGCACTACCACGACTTTTTAATTCTTGCCAAAAAGCTTTAAATAACATCACTGTTCCATTAAGTACAAAATGTACTTTATCAACAGCGCCTGTTAGTTTAGAGATTGTCTCATCAGATAATCCAGCTGCTTTAAGTAGTTCTACTCCAGCATCTTTTTTACCTGAAAGCACCTTCCAAAAACCTTTTAATGCTTTTAGAACATTATTTATAGCATTATGGAAAGGTTCTATATTCTTATAAGCGTAAGCGAATCCTACTGCTAATCCCGTTATCGCAGCCGCTAATGCCCAAGTTACGGGACTTGCCATGGCTAATACCATTACAGCAGGTTTAATAACCACCCATAAAGCAGCGAATGCAGCTCTATATCCTTTTAATAACCCCATCCCTGCCCCTAAGGGTAGCAATAGGAGAGTTAAGGCTGGAACGAGCATCATTGTCCCTTGAATGAACTTAGCTAATGCGGGATGCGCTTCATTGAAAGCTATAACCATTTTAGCCATTGCGTTAACAAAATTGTAAATAGGAATCATTAGGGCGGCAAATGCATCTCGCATCGGCTTTAATGCTTCAGTTAATGATTGCATCATATCTTTGTATGCTTTTGCGTACTTAGGATTCATCTCCATGTTAGCTTGATGTAGCTTCCCATAGAACAACACCGCACTTATACCTACAACTAAGAAAGCTTGCGTCATACCCATTATTGATTGGTTAATAATACGTATCTGATCATTCAACTGTTTCATGTTTGCAGTTGGGCCAAGGAATTCTAATGCTAATTGAGCAGCGCTACTTCTATTCGCCAATCGCTCCATCGCATTAGTCGCCATTAAAGTTCCTCTAGAAAGGTTATATAATGGATTACCCATACGCTGTAAGTTAGCTGTTAGTTTGCTTGAAGTAGTAGACATATTGTTCATCATACCAATTGTTTGGAGTATAGACGCTTGCGCTGCCACATCATTTGCCATCATTGCATCATTTGCGGCTTTCTCAGCTTTCCCAATCTCATTGATTTGTGAAATTAAATCTTGTGCGCTACCTGAATATGTAGACATCCCCATAGCAGCATCAAGATAAGCTAACTTTGTTCTTTTCAACTCTTCTATATGTGGACGCATAGCTTCGCGTTGTTCTGCTTTTAGCTGTCTTAATCTTTGACTGTACTCACTATTCGCATCTCCCATATTTTCCATGCTTCGTTGATACTCACGAGATGTACGGTTTGTTGTTCTAACAAAATCGTTTAACTGACTTTGCATAGCTGCCATTTCTCTTCGCATCTGATCTGTTTCAGCTCTAAACTGAACTACTAATTCTTCTTGTGTCGCCAAAATCTCACCTACCTTTCAATCAACCGAAGTTGAGATTTTGTAAGAATTTCATGTTTTCTTCCGCTTTCTTTGCACGATCCTCTATAGATTTTTTCTTATGTTCATCAGTAACCATTTTCGTTCTGTCGAATAAATCCTTAGGTTTCATCGTTTTCTTTGGGTTACTGTGATAAACTGACCGCATCATGAGAGCGAATATACTGTAGGTTTGCAATTCATCCAAGTACTGTTCGTTTCGCCCCGTCATCATGTTTTGAAATTCACGAGGAGAAAGGCCCATTACTTCACTTGGTAATAAACCTAAGTATCTGAATCCATCTTGTTGTACCTTGTCTAGTTCTTCTCTAGTAAATTCGGTTGTTCTTCGTCCGTCCCGTACATTTCGTCCGCCATCTCTTTCAGTTCCGGATTCTTCGCTACTAATTGTTTCTTCATTCGTGCTTTTAATTTCTTCGTTGTCGCTTTGTAGAAAAAATTATCTGCTACTACTTCATTAAGAACGCCATCAATGAACTCTTGTGAGATTTTTTCTGCTTCGAATTGCTTTTCGATTTCAGCAACAACTTGTTCTCTAGTAATTCCTTCACCTGTATGCATTAATCCAAAGTAAATAGCGTCTTCAAACATCTCTAAATCACCTTGCAAACAAGCTCCAATAACTTCTTGTGCTCCGCCTTTATACTTCTTGTTTAGCTCTGCAATTGGTTTGTAAGTAAGTTTTAATTCATGTTCTTTTCCTTTAATTTCGAAACGCATATATATCAATCTCCTTTTGATTGGATGTTATTTTCAAATTTAAAAAGAGCGGTAAAAACCGCTCTTTATTCTCCTGCACCTTTAGGAATTTCAGTTAATTTTTCTGTACGTGTTGTACCAGAAAGTTTTGTCTCTACTGAATAAGAAACGAATTCACCAGTAGAAGATGATCTCTCAAAAGAAGTCAGCATGTAATTGCCGATTTCTGCTTCTTTAGTACGCATATTAATCTCATAAATCTCAATGTACTCTTTGTTTCGAATAGCAGCTTTTGCAGCTGGATAGAACGCATCACCCTCTGATAAAGTACAAGAGAATGAACGAGTTTCGGATACTTTACCGTAGTCGTTAATCGTTCTATCTTTTGATTCCGCTTCAATTTCATCTGCTTCAATACTGTGAGAATCTTCATTTTGGTCAAACGGACGAACTAACTTTTTCTTCAACGGATCTGTTGGATCTGTTATCATTGCAGCGATAATATACTCATCGCCACGATACATTTTATTTTTCACTGTAGGTGTTTCAGTAACTTCAGCCATATAGTCACACTCCTTAAATTATATAAGTCTGTTGGTATTCAAAAATCATTGTTAATTGAGCAGAACCAACCTCAACTGGGGCGGTAGTTACTCTTCTGAAATAGACGGTATCAGTCGATTCACTTCCATCTTCATTACGAAGATTCACTGTGTAACCGCTACGTCTAATTAAGTTTGCAATCTCATCAGCAAGCTCCATAGCTTCTTCTGTGGTTACATTAAAAAACCTCACTGTCATGGTATACAGTAAGGTGAAATGGTCCTTTGTATTTTTCAAATCATTCGTTGATAAGTGTGGGAAGTAAACAGAAGGTATTCTTATCTCTTCCGGTACCTGATTATGATAAGCAAATGTACCTGCTGGCAGGTTATCAAAGACAAAAGCCTTCATAGAACCGTGTATTCGTGCGTACATAGCCTAACCCCCATTAACCCATTGCCTAAATTTATGGTCAAATGCAGTTTGGAACATGCGCTCATAGATAGCGATAGCATTATCCCAGTAAGGACGACCTTCTATGAATTTAGCAGTAAGCATCATTCCAGTAGGTGCATGTGGGTCATATTCGAAATTGTGACCTTCCCACCTTCCTGGGACGAATCGCCTTACCTGCTGCCACCCATCATTTTGAAGTCAATATGTTATCGTATGGCTTTTTATCCATACTTCTTACTGTCACCAGTAAGTTCGGCGTACATTTTCAACCAATAAAAAAGACAACCTATATTGGTTGTCGGGGACTCTTGGAGGGATTATATTTATTCACCCTCTACGCTCTACGGTGACGAATAGCCTCTCGCAATCTACTCGTTTACCTCGGTATCGTCTATTCTTACGTGACTCCATGTTTTTTTTCTTTTAATATCAGAGATTAGATATTTAGAAACTCCAAAGATTGCAGCGATTTCAGTTTGTTTTACACCTTTATTTAAGAGCGTCTTTATTCTTTTAGCTTCATCTTCTGTTATCTTCGCTTTATGGTTACCTGCTCCTAACCCTCTAACCCTTTTGTTGTTGTCTCTAAAAAGGGCATCTCCTCTATCCCCTCGTTTAAATCTGTTGAATAAGGTTTTATGGTCTATTCCGCTTTTCTCAGCAGCTTCAGTTATAGTCATTTCTATACCGTTATACTCAACCATTACATTACTACTCCTGTTTCTAGCGTTTTTCTTAGGGATTACAAATCTGCAATTATTTGGTTCGTAATTTCCATCATTATCAATCCTATCTAGTTGCAAACCTTCTTTATACCCGTGTTTTATACACCAACTATAGAAAGACATAAAATCTTCTTTCCACTTATCACAAACAGATATTCCTCTTTCTCCATAACGATTATACCTTTTGTTTTTTGGGTTATAACAACGATCCTTCATATTTTTCCATTTAGAGTATAATGATGAATCGGTCAAACCATGAGTTTCTTTAAACTTGGAATTTTGAGGAGCAGTAACCTTTCTAAGACAACCACAAGATTTACTTTTTTTAAAAGTATCTTGTCTCATCTCTAATTCTTTACCACAAAGCGTACATTGTGCTAAAACAAACCTTCTTTTAGTACCATTCGTTGTTTCCTTCATCCCTAAATCTTTCATTAATATAAGCATACAATCACCCCTAAGATGATTATATCCGTATTTTAGGAGTCGTACAATAGATATTTACCGATTTTCCCCAATTTTTAACTATACATTACTGCATAGTGCGGCACTCACCGCATATTCCACATTCGTTCCCACTTCTAACACTAATCCACCATCAGAGGAACGCCAGACGTTCCCATCTCCACCCTTATCAAACGAATTAAGTAGTCGCCTTGTATCAACAACTGCCAACGAAATGATTTGGTTTTGAACCTCTTCTAGAAATTGAAATCCGCTAGCTTCAAGCCATAAAGCAACGTTCTGATCCAGTCCATTTGCCATACGGTTTAACTTGGCACTAAATTCACGGAATCCTCTAGTAGTTATTTGGTTAGCCATGGCTCACTCTTCCTCTCTGCTATGGCTTTTATATGTGAAACCTCACCAGTACGCGGATTTTTCACTGGAAAGGGATTGCGTATATAGTAAGTAACATTCGTATCCTTTTTGATTGCTTTGTCATTATGCTTAACATCAACTTCCGGCATAAACGATACTCGGATTTCTTGACTGTTTAATTGGTTTGGTACTGATTGTATAGAGGCAGTTGTACCTTCTATAAAGTAGCAGCTTTGTTCTTCTATATCAGGATTATCCTTGTATGAGTACACTTCTTCTCCTGGTTGCCCGAACTTACCAGGCTTTGTTTCCTTTTGCAAATGGTAAATATCACATTTGTGGACCATCATCCCTTGCAGTGACATTATATAGCCCTCATTTTGAAGGTTGCTTTCTTTTTACCAGTGTTAGGTATATACCTTTTTAATAAATTAAGCACATCAGGCTTGATGATACTTGAGCTATCCTTCGTATAAGAATAGTCACCACTACCAATACTTTCAGACTTAATACCCTTCATCGCAGTTGTATCAGCGTTTGTATAAGCGTAATACTGCGCTAGCTTCTTACATGCAAGCTTTACCTCTTCCGGGACTTCAGGATACTTCGTCTTATCAGTAAAATCTATGTTAGAGAGATTATAAATCTCTGTATCTGCTTCAAGTAGGTCCTGCTCCAATAGAGGAACAGGACGTTTTTTAACTTCAGGTAATACAGTGTAATCGATTAATTCTTGAGCAGTAATAAGTGGCATACTTATCACTCATCTCCCTTAGATTTACTACCTTCTTTTCTAACTTCAAATTGTTCGTTACTACTTAGGTAATCGTACGTTTTCTTTGTAACCTTCTCTTCTTGACCCAATAAAAACAGACGTTCATGGACGTGATATGTTTTACCGACTATTAATTTAGTATAATAGTTCAAAAGTCATCACTCCTTAACTTTGATAACTTTCGCTACTGCATCTTCCTCTTCGAATTTAGCATCCACTTTCGCAGTTAAAACAATGATAAACTTACGAGAGCGAATATCTTTATCCACTTCAATTCGGATATTTCGACTCATACCAACTACAATGTTTTTAGGATGAGTTAATAGAATGTCAGATACAGTGTTCGCTTCATCAGCGTAAGGCTGTAACATTGCAATTCCGTCTACAGGTACACCATATGCAGAAGATAAACCGCCTTGAAGTGAGAAATCACCAAGATTCGTTTGTCGTGCTGCAACTTGATCTTTCCATTCAACTTCTAATCCATGCGAAGTATAGAACTTCCAATCTTTAGGGTTGCGAAGGTATTTTGCAGGTACAGCTTTATAAGCATTCTTAAACACGTCTTTAGAAAAAGCACCAGCTGCATGATCAACTACATGTGAAGTCGCTTGTTTACGTAAACCGTCTAACAGTTTTAAATACGTATCTGTAGAAGCCTTGTCGCCGTTAATAATTAACTCCTCAATATCTAACGCCGCACGCTCTGCAATCATCTGCATAATAGTGTTTTGAAGGTTATTCCCCTCAATATTATTTTCTAGCGTATCATAAGTGATGTGCACTTCGGCGATTACTTCTTTTGCATTTAATGTGACTGTGCTAGTTGTAGGCGCAGAACGATCAGAATCTTTTAACGGCGTTCCTTCTACACCAGGACGAAGGATACGATTACCAAACCCCATTTTTTCAATTTTGCGTGTGTCTGAAGCCATTTGGACAAATCGAGAGTCCTTTAAAATCGTAGGAGCGCTTTGCACCATGCGTAAGAAAGTATCAGCTTGTTCTGGATTCATTAAACCACCACTAGCTAATGTGGCAAGAGTTACATCCGCTTTTTCAATAATAGTTTTGTTATTAAGTGTCATATATAAAATCCTCCTTTAGGCTTACAATAAGCCTTTCCATACGTTTTTTTGTACATCTGATTTCTGAACAACATCAGTATCCTGTTGGTTACTGATACCTTGTGATTTTTTTAGAATTTCAATCTCTTCACGTAGAGGAGCAGTTGCAGCTTCAACAGCTTTTTCTACTTTAATATCTTCCTCTGTTTTTTCTTCATCAATATTTAGGTGTTTCTTAACAGATGCTAATTCCTCTTTAATTGGTCCTACAGCTTTTTCAACCGCAGCAGATAAAACTTCTAATTGTTCTTGTTTCATAATATCTTCCTCACTTCCTGCGCCTTCCGTTGACGGATTAACGCGTGTTTTTAGATTTGTTAATGATTCAATAGCTGAATCGATATCGGCCATGTTTGGGGCACTGATTTTCTTACCTGCTTTTTCTACTTCTTCAGCAAGCGATACAACAGGTTTGTTATCCCATGCCTTCACAACTGCTTCTGTACCCTTCAACTCATTGATAATCTCAATAAACTCTTGAGCAGCTGCTTCAATACGATCTAAGTCGATAGCATCAGCAGTAGGAGCATTCCAAAGAGATTGATAGAAAGTATCTTCTAAAGCAGAGAAAGAAGCATTTACATCGCGACGATGTTTATTCTGGTTAAATTTATCTCTAACCTCGCCCTTTTCTACTTTTTCTCCACTAAAAAAGCCCTTCATCAATTGGAAGAAGGACTTAATTTGCTTCTCTTCAGTTTTTGCTACTTCTTCCTCAATCACTTCTGTTTCAGCAACTCCTGCGAGGGAATAACCTGTCATCTTACCATCTTGAATGTC